GGTTGACGGTTTGGCTAGAACTTGCTATAATATACACATACACTAACAAATAAGGAGCGAAACTTATGAAAACAGCAACTCAACTCAAAGACATGCAAGGTAAAGAGATCAAGGTAGGCGATCGTGTAGCAATGGTCAGCTGGCACAATGCTGGCAGTCTTGTTATTGGGGTAGTTGAGAAGCTAGGCACTGTTCGTGCTCAAGTTCGCCCTGTAAAGGCCAGCTTCACTAACATCGACCCTACAGTGGCTAGCATCGGTTCAACTGATTTAATTAAACTCTAAGGTTGACAACTGAGCCAAAAGGCCGTATAATAGACTTATAGTTAGATAAAAGGAGCGAACCATGTTACAAGAATTAGATACTAAAGAAGCAGGCATCTTTGCATTCGCGGCGGCTATTGATGCTGATCGTCGCAATTCAAACAACAAGAGCCACTACTCACAAGAGCAGATTCGTAGAGCGTTATCAGTGCGTGATCTAATCGACACAGCCTTTACCTACTCTAAGCTCTATATCAACTATCGCAAGAAGTTCATAGCAGTCAAAGCAGAAGGTGCTCGCCGTAAAGATCAGTTGGCTAGAGAAGTCCTCGACCTGTTTACCGCTAACGGCTACAGTGTTGTTAGTACGCCACAGGGTATGATCGTCAGGCTTGACAAGTAAGCCAAAAGGCCGTATAATAGCTGTATAAGTTAATTAATTGGAGCGAGCAATGAAATTACATATCGTTACGCAATACATGGAAAACTACGGTGCCCACGATTGGGACGGTCTAGGTGCTTGCCCCCAGCATTGGAAGTTCAAAGGTGGTGAGGACTATTTCTATCAGTTGGGTGCCCAAGAGCCTAGCGCCGAGCACATCGAAGAGTTGATCCAGGTGCTCCGTACCCGCATTGAGTGGGATGATGTTGGTAGCCGTCAGTATATCACAGGCTACGGCATCGTAGAGGACTCATTCATGACTCCGTTCGAAAAGAGCCAGCTGGAGTATGAAGGAAGCATCGCATACCCTGCAGTCATGCTCTTGCCCTTAGCAGAAGTAGAGCCAGATGGCTTTGTCTGCGAGTTCATTTAGGGCTTGACAGCCAGCCCACTAGGCGCTATAATTATTAGACATTAAACACTTAAGGAGCGAAACTTATGTCACCACAGCAAAAAGCAGTCTTATTCCTCAACGCAGGCCTGATCATGTTGCTAGGCTCAGTAGGCGGAGTCGAGCAGTCAGTGGATCTACTTACATACGACGGTCTATATCTATTTGCATTCACTTTGATCGGCTTGGCATTCCTAGCCCTGGGCGCAAGATATGCCAATTCTGGCACTGAAGAAACCATGCGTAAACTGGTTGACAATCCCACACTTAGATAATATAATATTGTTTTAACGTTAACAAAAGGAGCGAACTTATGTTAGTAACAGCAGAATTGATCCGTGCAGGTAAGCGAGTAGCAGAGCAAGCAGGTCGTGACATGTACGCCAAGGTAGGCGAGCGTGATGCTTGTGGTTTTGGTTGGGTTGAGGTCTATGTAGATCGCACAAACTCAGCCCAGGCAAAAGAGTTGATTGCCGCAGGTTTCCGCAAGGACTACAAACCAAAGTGCTTGAGCATGTGGGATCCAGCAGGCATTCCTACACAGAGCATTTCAGTCAAAGAAGCAGGGGCCTATGCCTATGCTGACTACTTGACCAAGTTGGGACTCAAGGCCTACGGCGGCAGCCGAATGGATTGACATCAAGGGGGAAACCCCTTATAATTAATACTTTCCAACAGCGTATAAGGAGCGACAATGGTATCAGTAGTTAACAGTTCAAAGATGATGATGGCCTTACAGAAACAACCAAAAGCCAAGGTATCAAGCCTTGAAGTAGAACCCGTAAAGAAAGACATTGCACACGAGAGTGATGAGTCAATTCTCAATAGACTCCGCGATCGCTTTGAGATCTTAGATGACATGACCCGTGCTGTCAAGCGTGGTGATGTGCGAGCTATGATCGTAACAGGCCCTCCAGGCGTAGGTAAATCCTTTGGTGTAGAGAAAGTACTCTCAAAGCATGATGTGTTTGCTGATATCGCAGACGACAAGAAGCTGAAGAAGTACGAAGTAGTCAAAGGTGCTATGAGTGCCATTGGCCTGTACTCAAAGCTCTATGAGTACTCAGACAAGAAGTCAATCCTAGTGTTTGATGACTGCGACTCTGTACTGTTAGATGATCTAAGTTTGAACATCCTAAAGGCAGCCCTGGATACATCAAAGAAGCGTATGATCCATTGGAACACTGACAGTCGCTTGCTACGTAGTGAAGGTGTGCCCAACTCATTTGAGTTCAAGGGTGGTGCTATCTTTATTACCAACATCAAGTTCGATCACGTCAAGAGTGCCAAACTACGCGATCACTTAGAAGCACTAGAAAGCCGTTGCCACTACTTAGACTTGACTATCGACACAGAGCGTGAGAAGGTCTTGCGCATCAAGCAGGTAGTAACAGAGCATGGCATGTTGGACTCATACGAGCTTAGTGATGAGCGCAAGCTAGAAGTAGTTGAGTTCGTAGATGCCAACAAGCATCGCATGCGTGAGCTGAGCTTGCGTACTGTGCTCAAGGTAGCAGACTTGGCAGCCAGCATGCCCGACAAGTGGCAAGCTGTAGCAGAAGTTACATGTATGCGCGGCACTCGCTAGCGTATACTGTAGGGTAGGGGCATACTACTACGAGAATAAGCCCCTACAGGAGAACAGCTGACGTGATTCGCTCCCACTAGGTTGTTCGGCAGTGTGTCCCCTGACTCATAATTCCGATTCGCTCCCGGTTGGTCAGGGGATTTTTTTGGTCGAGACATCGGGGGCATGAGACAGTGATGAGGGCGAGGGGTGAGGGGTATATACATGCACAATAATAGTGCAAGCGCAACAGCGCATGGGTACCGAGGTAAAAACACCACCTCAAAAGTTTAAGTACTTCTTTATAATTTTTTACGCGACTCGTTTTTTATCTGCAAAAGACCCATTTGGGCTATATACTGTATATGTCCTGCGTCTATACATATCATCCTTGTTTTGCATGGTGGCCCACTCGAGTGGATAGTGGCCGTCTAGTATGGTTATCAACCTACTATATACATCCTACACACAATGGCGTTGGACGATTGTTAAGTAAGCTAGAATATCAATTGGAAACTCATCGTGCTTGAACAACTATTTTGGATCGTCCTTACCTGTATACTAACTCCCATTTCCAGCTTGTTATGCTGTTGGCTAGGCATTCTACTACAGGATTTTCTCGGGCTAGATCAATGAGACAGCACTATATACTCACAATGCATCCACACTCAAGAGAAGTATTTCTGTGGATATTTCACAACGATATCCAGTTTGAAGTACACCTAAATCGCACACGCTTTTGGGTGCCAGAAGACTTATATACAGAGTTTTATCTATGGTACGCAGACTCATGTCCCCCAGTAGATCTTGACCGTGATTTGGCCACTGGGTTTCCCCTAAGTACTTCGTAAATTTTTTTTGCAGACTATTTTTTTATCTTGCTAGACCCATTTGGGATCTTATTCAAAGTTATAAGTGCCCTGTGGATCATGTGCTCTAATCCACAGTTGACACTCAGCTAGAGTGCCTGCGTAGGGTATAGTGCCTGATTCAATGTGTACTACACGTGAGTCTTCACCATTGGGTATTATATAGTATTTAGGTGCGTTACCCGCTTCCATTTGGTGATGTCTAGCTCCTTTATCGCCCCATGGAGCTAGTACATTGTCCCCTACAGCTTCACTAGGCTCAGTCAGCTTGGGGCCGCGATAACCTTTCATATAGGCCGCATAGGGATCACCTCGATAGCCCATTAACTGCCAATAGCTCTTTACAGTATTCAAATCCCACGGAGGTTGTGGGTAACCTTTGGGCACACGTTTGAGATCAAATGCGCTAGCTGTTGCAGACTGTGCTGATTTGACAGGAGCTGCCGCTGGTTTAAACTCAGCTTTGCTTCTGCCGTAGAGTTTGACAAACTCTTGATCTGACAAGTGCAGGAGATCTTGTGCCAGTTGTTTAACAAGGCCTTCTTGGAATAGTTCTCTTAATCGCATTGTATATTTATTCCGGCCCTGAACTAGCCAGTTACATTCCATATCCTAGAGGCCACGGGGAGGCGCTACCGCTAGCAGAACTTGCGTTGTGCCGCTACGCTTCGCGTAGGTATCCTAAAATTTTCCGCTGCCGCTTCGCGATTGAAATTTCTGCGGCCGCCCTGCGGCTATATACTGTATGATCTGGACCAGTCTAATTCCCCGTTTATTGAGCATGCTACTGTCGTGGATGGACGCTAGTAATCTGCGTAATCGTGTGTATCTGCAGGCTGATCGCATTGCTTCGCTAGAATTGGCTCTAGAGGATATAGAACGTATCAATGCCAACAGTGCTAACCCAAATGCACTTATAGCTGGTATTTGTATGTCTAGGCACTCCAGGTGAGCAAGAACAAGGTCTTGTTGCGTTCTCTACGAAATGCTATGCAGGCCTGCCAATATTCCTGCTCTTGAGTGGTGGCAAATGCCCATTCTACCCAATGTGGGCCTGTATACTGCTCTAGCCAGGATTCTATAGTTTCTATAGCATAGACCCAGTCATCTTGAGTGTAAAGCGGATCACGTGGCCAAGGAACCAAGGCCAAATGGTTGAAGTCATGATACTCGGGCAAGTAGATCATATAAAATATTTATAGTTTGATCAGCGATAAATACTAGTATGAGATTATACGAACTTACATCAAGTCAAGCCAACACAGCCACTGGCGCTGGGCAGGCTGTAGCGGGCGGTGCTGTAGCACATCAATTGACCAAACCCGCTGTCAAAAAGGCCCTGTCTATCACACGTGAAGAAGTCAAACAGCTACTACCCCAAGCACTAAGACGTAGTATCAAGACCATGAGCATGACCAGTATCATAGGCAAGGCTCTGTACATTTGGATGCTCTATGAAGATGGCAAGAGCATATCAGATCTTTGGAAAAACAAAGACTCTACTGTAGATCAATGGCAGTTTACCCTAGGTGATGTGTTAATGGATGTAGCCGGACTGATCTTGACCAGAGGATGGACTGTGGCCGCGCTGTTAGTTACACAGCTAGAACGATCAATCTACTATGGTGAAATTGACCGACATAGAGGTGTTGTAGATCCCGAACTGACCGGTGTATTTGAACATGACATTCTAGTAGATCCTGTGTTTGTCAAAGATGTTATGCAACAGATACATGAAAGGGCTTTAGAATCGGCCTATGCCATGTTGAAAGAACTGGTAGCCACTGTGGGACGTTTTGTAGCTGGCGGCTCCAAGTTCTATAGTGATGCTACGCCAGGCAGCCTGGGCTAACTGACTAGTAAATTGCCGCTGACACTGACTCTGGTGCAGTTGCTGGTAAAAGGTGTTACCCAATGTGCTAGCCAGCTGGGAAACACAAACATGTCGCCCGCTTCGGGGAAAAACCAATTTTGATTACGACTGTAGGGCATCTGCTCACCGTAGCGGAATGTGATCGTGCCTGCACCCTGCTCGGGATTGGCAGAATATTCAGCTTGTAGCTCTTTGGGTATACTGGCATATAAGACCCAACTGAACGCACTGTCATGTAGGTGTTCGGGGTTAAGCTCGTTGGCCCGTTGAAAGTTGATCCACGTTTTGGCTAGATTGACCTGCTGGGGCTTGGGCTTTTGATGTTTTAAGTACTGTTCCCAGTAGGGGCTAAGACTGTTGACAATCCAAGACAAATCCTCGTGATCAGTATACTCACGTACATCTTTAATAGTGCTGGCCAAGCGATCGCCTATACTAGTGTCAATTAACAAGCCGCGCATGACAAACTCATCAGCTATTGACTGATCAACGCGAGTTTGCCACAGCATAGGTCCCCAAGAATGTATCATACACTTAATTATGCCTAGCGGTATGGGGCCATAAAAAAAGCACCTTGCGGTGCTTTTTCTTTTACGCTTGAGCTTCACCCCAACGTAGAACCAAGTTCTGGTTAATTGGCGTACCTTGTGTAATGTAAGCATTAATAAACAAGATATCACAACCATTTGGATATGTACCACGTCCACCAATTGGCGTATTGGTCAATTCCTTAAATGATGTCAAATCTAACGAGTCTTTGTTAGCAGGAGCGTTAATGTACGTAAATACCGTTTCGCCTGGCAATGCGTATGTAGCACGGCTAAAGTTGACTGTATAGCTTAGACTGCTTGAACCTGCGATACCTGTAGCAGTTACTTGGTTTAGATAGAAACCATTGAATGTAGCTGTTAAGGTAGTTGCTGCCTGTGCTGTGATAGTGTTGGTTGCACTTACCAATGCATAAGTACCAGCTAGACCTGACTGTGTAGTAGTATTGGTCAACTGTATGGTTACAAACGTATTGGCCACTGTACCAGTACCTGTTAACAACGCACCTGGTAATACTGGGCTACCTGCAACACCAGTTGGAACTGTTAGTGTATAAGGTGTACCAGTTAAGGTTGTTGGGTTTGGCAATGATTGGCTAATACTTACAGTCCATGTACTTGGACCAGCTGTAGCTGAACCAGTCAAGTTGGCCACAATATATGTGCCTGCGACTACACCTGCTCCTGATATTACCATACCAACTGCCAGTGTTCCTGCTGATACTGCACCACTTAGTGTTGTACCTGAAATTGTAGCAGTACCAATAGTAGCTGTTGAACCAACTGTAATCGTAGCTGAAGTCAATGCTGGAGCATAGGCTAGTACCTGTGCCACTTTGGTCTGTCCATACAAGCTACCAGTTGAGCTTGGGAAAAATACGTCATCGCCTACTAGTACGTTCGGAGATACTGCGCTGGCTGCCGCTGTAGTTGGAACATAGAATGTACCAGCTGGAATGTAAACAGGGCTAGTCAAGTAATTGTTAACTGACCCAGTAAACACCATTGATGACCCTGGAGCAACTTGACTGAAACTTGGTTGTCCAGTTGGGTTAGCTGCCGAGTTCAATGACGCAAAGTTAATATTGGTCAAACTAGGCATGTTGCTTGGATTGATAATACCTTCAATAACCAAGGCCGCGTTACCAGCACCAGCACCCGCACTAGATTCTAGTGTTTGTAACAAGAATGACGCACGGTTAATCAATTCACGTTGTCCTAGGTCGCCTGTTAGAGCGTTACTAACTGATGGTGCTAGTCGAACAGCAAACGCTGTGGTCTTTTTAGTTGTAATGTTAACGTTAGGCTGTGAGTAGTTGAAAATGTATGAACGGTCAGTATCAAAACCACCGTCTTCAATAAACGCCGCACCCCAGTGACTTACAATCGGACTTGCTGTGGCATTGACTAGGATAACACCCGTACTAACTGCATGGCTAGCGGCACTACCTGCTGTAAATGAACGATAACCACCAGTCGCCCATGGGCTGATTGATACAGCTCGTGTACAACCTGTCAGTGTACCATAGGTCATTAGCCATGATCCTATGCTTGCATTGATCTGTGTCATTACACCGCCACCGCTTGTTGTAGATAGTGTAATTGTAGTTGAATTTAGAACCGAATTAACATAGTAAGTAACACCTGATACAATATTACCCAAGTTAGCGTATGTTGAATTGTTTGTAAATACCACGGGTTGGTTAACAGCCATGTTAGCTGAACTTGATACTGTTACAGTGTTGGTACTAGCTGATGTAGCTGTAGCATATCCGCTGACTACACCGGTGTATGAAATTAATTCATTATCGATGTAGATCGTAGCAGTATTACCGGCAGCTGGAGTTGGGAAACGACTAGCATCATTGATTGGAATAGCTGTGTCAGTATTACCAACTGCAACTGTACCTGAGATAAAGCTGAACGGACCTTCGTTCTGCACTTCATAGCGTACTGGCAAGTTACCAGCTCGCATCCAAGCTTCGTTGTTTAAGTTGTTGTTACGTAGACGGTGTACAGTAATGTATTTGCCTTCTGGTCCACGTAGCATCCAGTCAATAAATCCAGCACCGTACCATGTCCATTGTACACAGACCATTTGCATTTTAATTGGTACTAGTAAATATCCGCTTGGGTTATAAGGACTGTTAGTTCCATCGCAACGGTCGATGTTCCATTGACTTTGTGGAACTACACGATCGATAGTACGAGTCATCTTAATACCGCTAATCGATGTAGATCCACGATACTGTGGGTTAACATACATTAGTGTATCATTAACAACCTGTGTAACCATATGAGTCATACCGCGGATAACAACACGGCATCCTACAGTACACTGTGTAGTAAAGCGAGTGTTTAGACCAATAATCTGTCCTGAACCTACTATAACTGTAATTGTACCAGCTAGCTGGAAAGTGCTTGAACGACGAACTACTTGAGGAGTCTGACCGTCAAACTGCCAGAACACACCGTTTTGTTCATCAAATGTACCAGAACGTACAGTAGCACCATACCAACTGTTAATACTTAACAATGCTGGGTCAGTAACTGTTGCACCAGTAACGCCATTAGGAACGGTGCCCAGCGTTTGTGTTGCTATAACTTGCAGTGTACGCTCATCAACAATACCTGACACTGTGTATGTTCCGTTAAATCCGCTGGTAATAACACCGCTTAGTGTTACCTGCGCACCAATTTGACAACCGTGATCAACGTCGTCAGTTGTGATTGTAATAGTTGAACCAGGTGCTGTACCGTTAGCTGTTACCTGACGTACAAAGTAGTTAGGTGCCATTAACAAACCAGTGTTGAAGTTAATTGATTTACCAGATTGGTAACGAATATACTTCTTACTCATACGTATGGCCTGTCCTGCATAACTAGGTAAACCTGTACCTAATTGTACACCACCGTCAAACGGTCTGTGACTAAAGTTACTGTCTGAACGAGCATATACTAGTCCTAAAATTGCTGTACCGGAAGTAATAAATCCTGGAGCACGACATGTATAGGTAAATGTTGTAGCACTTGTAACTGCTTCAACAAAGTACGGACCTTGAGCTAACACGTGATTGTTAGTTCCGTTATCTGATGTGATATAGGTGTTAATAGTTTGCCCTGGAGTGAATCCATGTGGACTAGTTGTATTAACTGTAATTGTTGGTTGTGTTGTAGTTGATTGGAATGTTGATGTTGAACTAATTGGACTTCCAACTGTTGTACTCACTGTCCATACACTAGTACCGCCACCTGATGCGTATGCCGCACCACTTACGTTGGCTAGAATCACTGTTAGACTAGGTACTGTATTAGCTGTGGTTAGGGCAACACCTTGTCCAACTGCAATAGTACCGCTGGCCACAGCAGTAACGGTCATTTGGTTACCAGTTATGCTGGCTGTAAACGAAGCCGCTTGAGTCGCTGTTGAGAATGTAAATGTTGGCTGACTCATGTTGGTCGCCCACAAATAACCTGTAGCTGTTGACAGTGGTATAGTTGTACCAACCGCCGCTGACATAGTACCACTTGCTGTTGTTTGAACAAAGAAACTACCAGTTTGATAGCCTGTAGCACTAGTGCTTAGAATCGCTGTATAACCGTCAATGATCTGGTAAACGTAATATGTACCTGCTACTAAGTTACCAATAGTAGTACCAGTAATAGTGATCTGTTCACCTAAGGTCATGTTGGTAGTACCTGGATAGCTAATTCCTTGATATGTATATGCTGAAAAACGTACTGAGTTGTTTACAGCATAAGTGTTAGTAATTGAAGTTGTGTAGTTGATGTTGTTACTTAAGGTTACTTGGGTACCGCTCGATACACTTGCAATATAATACTGTGTACCTGCTGTTAATCCACCAAAACTTGCACCGCCTGTAACATACATGTTACCACCTTGTGAAGTACTTGATGGAACAAATACAGTAGTACCACCAGAATCTGTGGTCATTGTAATTGTTCTAGTATCTACAATAGTTTTTACATAATATGTAGTACCCGAAGTCAATCCTCCAAAACTTGCACCAGTCATTGTAATAGGCATACCTACTATCAAACCGATGGTAGTGCCTAGAGTAATTTGATTGTTTGAACTGTTAGTAGCAACTGCGTTGGTAATAACTTGTTGTACTAGGAATGGAGAACCTTGGAACATACCTGTAGTTGAACCTACAGTTACTAGGTTAGTACTGGTAGTAGTTGCTGTAATAGTTTGGTTGATCACAGCATTGATTGATGAACCAGTATACAATCCACCTTGGCGTAACTGTATGAACGGAGTATAAATGTTGTCACCGTTGTTAAAACCTACTTTACCTTTGGCAATATAGGTAAATGTTGTTGTTGACGGTACTTGATAGATAATAAATGATCCCTCAGCACGGTCAAAACCTGTAATAGCTGAGTTAAAGCCTTTGATAGTAATCGCATTACCAACTTGGTAGCCGTGTGCTATTGCTGTAGTAATTGTAATAATCGATTCCGCAGTTGATGCACCACCAGACAGTGTACTTGCATCTGTGGTTGCAGCCGTAACAGTAAGATCAGTACCAGGAACTTCATAAATTGAAGGATATCCACGTTCTTGGCTGATAGTCAACCACTTAGTAGGTTGCATACCATATTCAAAGTCCGCGTCTAGTAATGACTGTGGAGCGGCAACACGTTGACGTTCAAAAGCATCTGTTCCAATTTCTGGGCTACGTACATATTGGAATGGTTGTTCGTAGAGAATTTGTAGCGTGTCAGTAGATGACATTGTGCTGGTGTTTATAGCCAGCGTAATTGTCGTAGTTCCGTCACTATTATCTAGTGCATTAACAAATGCCGCATCGTTCGTTCTACTGAATGTAACAGTAGTGCCTGCATAAGTTGTATCTGCAAAATTATAAATTATGCTGTTTTTAGTGGTATTAGTAATTACTAAAAACTGTTGTAGATCGTATTTTCCTGGAACTTCGATCGTGCCTGCACCCGCAGCCCCTGGGGTAAAGACGTATGTTCTAAGTTGTGCTTTTGCCATTTAATTCTCCGTATTTCGTATTTACCTATTAGCTTAAGGCGGCCGCCATAGCTATGGATAGTGATTTTGTGTTTATACCGCCTACAGTTGCTGATCCGGACACGGTTAAATTACCAGCCTGTACTATAACATTGCCAGCGGTATCTGTAATATTGCCAGCTACTACTAGATTACCTTGAATATAAGTATTGCCAGCAATACCTACACCACCTGACACAACCAATGCACCATTTGTGTATGCAGAACTAGCTGTGCTGTTTGTTATGTTTACAACTCCTGCAAGCCCAACTGTTCCTGCAACATTAAGAGCACCCCCTACTCCTGTACCACCTGCTACAACTAATGCACCAGCGTTGCTAGCAGATGAAACGGTAGTAGCAGTTACGTTAACTTGCCCAGAACTAGTTAACCCTGTTAAATTACCTAAGGTAGTTAAGTTTGATGTTACTACATTAGAAGCCAAAGTTGTTCCAGTTAGTAGTCCGGCTGCCGCACTTGCACTTGGAGCGGCCCATGTAAATCCTGATCCAGTCCATGACAAGTAGGTATTAGGTGTTGCTGGAACTGCAATAAACGCTGTAGTATTTGCACCGGATTGATAGGGAATTTGATTACTAATTCCTCCATTAATTGCAGTTGCTACACTGGCTGTGGCCGCATTGCCACTGATACTGCCGTTGATAGGGTTTGTAACAGTTAAATTAACTAGGGTTCCAACACTGGTAAGACTACTAGCATACACGTTTGGTGCTAGCGTTGTTCCTGTTAAGGTTCCAGCAGCCGCTACAGTGGCATAGTTGGTAGGATACGGTAAGTTCACCCAAGGGTTTATACCATCACCATATTTGATCTTAAGGGTGTCGGTTTCTAAGCCCGGCTCCCCAAGTGCTAACGTAGGATTTACATTTATCCAATTGGATGCCGTATCCCGTCTAAGTTTTATTTGTACTGTCATAGTTTATGCCAATGCGGCCCCCATAGCTACTGAAAATGTTTTTAAGTTGACACCGTTTGAAAAGATGTTACCATTAGAATAAATGTTGCCTACTGCTCTTATGCTGTCGCCTGTTGCGATACCACCAGTAACTACTAACGCACCAGTAGATGTACTAGTAGATACAGTGGTATTGGTCACTGACAATATGCCTGAAAAACTTCCTGCGGCATGTGCCGATGTGCCCGATACTGTTAAACTGGTTAGCGTTCCTACGCTGGTTAAACTACTTGACACTACAGTTGAATTTAGTGTCGTACCAGTTAATGTTCCTGCGGCCGCTGTGATAGTACTTGTTCCACCTAGCGTTAGTGTTGTACCATTGACTATAAGTTGCCCATTTGAACTTAACATAGTGTTACTAACTGTACCTACGTCTGTATTATAGATCCCGTTGGTAACTGTAGCGGCATTGCCAGTTATATTAGCAGTGATACTACCGTTAGTAACCGTTATTTGTCCAGCTGATAATGTTCCAGTAACTAGTACGCTAGTAAATGTTTCAGTTGCAGGTGGCTGTAAATCCCAGGCAAGTCCGTTCCACGACCATGTGTTGCCGTTATAATTCTGTTGTTGTCCTACATAAGTCGGAACTGGAAATAATAAACTCATATATTATCCGTAACTTGCTAAACCTGCGGCAATTACCCATGTGCCAGCGGCATTGTATACCATGTTAAATGTTACAAAATCTTTCTTGTTTGCGTATCCGGTTGGTTGTATACCGCCATTCCAATATAAATTTTGACTTACGCCGTTGATAGAAACTGCATAAGGAATATAAGGATTTGAACCTTGTATTAGAATTAGTGTAATTGAAATACTTCTGTTGACTACTAAAGGCACATTGGTAAAGTTTGCTGTAAAATTACCGGCTATGTTGGTATGATAGAAAATTCCACTGCCTGAAGCAAAATCGTGTACTACTGTTCCAGTAGCACCGGTTATGGGAGTAACTATTTCAGATGCATGTTGTATTGTAGTAGTACCAGTTAATGTAGCACTATTAAATGCACCGCTACTGGCAGCACTGATAACACCGGTACCACTAACTGTAATAGTCACACCATCGACAATGACACCACCTAATGATGATGTAGTTGCTGCCGGTAAAGTATATGTTGTTGCCATTGATTAAACTCCGTTTGTTGTATAAGTTCCAACTACAGTCCAATTGTTGCTTACACGAAACAATGTTAGTACACACAAATCAGTTTCATTTGCACCACCTATCGGAGCAGTTCCACCTGCCCAACTGACTGTATATCCTACGCTGTTAATATTAACAGTTGAATTAGGAACATATGGTGTTGCTCCTTGTACCAGTGCAATGCTGTATACATATAATCGATTATTAGTTGTTGGAATATTTAAAAAATTAGCAGTAAAATTACCGCTGATGTTTGTTAGGTAATAGGTAGCAGATCCACTTGACCAATCAAATGTAGCTGTTCCTCCTGATACGCCTGCAATATTAGTCACTACATCAACACTGTGTTGCAGTACTGTATTACCTTGTAAATTAGAATTAGTAAATGAATATGAACTTACATAAGATATTGTACCACTGCCGTTGACTGTAATTGTAGTACCATCTGCAATAACTCCACCCAGTGTGCTTGTAGTTGCAGGAGGTAATGAATATCCTGTGCTTGCAGGTACAGATGTCAGTAAAGGTTGAACCCAGTGTCCGCCATTAGCATCAACATAGTAAACATACAAGTTTCCTGTATCTGTACTAAGCCATAATTGTCCAGCAGTTGGATTAGAAGGGGGTGTTGATCCTACACTTGTTGCGGCACCAGAACTACCAATGATTTTGCCACCAGTAGTTACACCGTCAAACAGACGTAAACCACCCTGATCAGCGTCATAGAAAACCTCACCTTTATTGTAGGTAAAGCTAGTTAAATCGCTAGTTCTATACGTTTGTAATCTAAGAGATCTCTGAGCAGTAGTCATCTAATACCAGTCCTTTATAACTAGTATTTACCTGCTTTTATTCTTTGCGGTAGTACTGATAATTAACGGTAGTTTCGTTTGTTTTATGAACTTTAGCACCGTTTTTTAAATGAAAGCGTCGAGCTGTTTCTGTTTGTGGACTAAGTGTAACGATGTTCTTTACATCTTTGAATTCGCCTAGAATCCATTCGGCAGCCTGTTTGATTAGGGCTTGACCTGCACCGGCTTTATAACTCCATATAGTGTAAAAAACAGCGGTATCTTTTGATTTTTCCATGTCAACAAGATCTTGCTCGTCTTCTGGAATATCACTGAGCCATTGTAGGCAAGTTGCCGCTAGGATTTCTTCACCTGCCTTAAGAATAAGAATTTCAGCGGCATCGTTAATGCGCTGTTCTAATGGAATATGTGGACGCACAGGATCGTCCTTAACGACCCGAGTTAACGGATCATCGGTCGATCGTAGGTGGTATAGTTCCATGGCAGTTTTATAAAATTATTATATACGTACTTATCTCTTTTGTCAAAAAATGCCTAGATATCATCGCCTGGAAGATTATTAAGCAGTTCTCTCAGCTTGCTCGATTCTACTTGAGCACGAACTTTTGGAACTGCTATACCACTAGCAGGATCACTAATTTCACCAGTTGAAGTGTTGACAGTTTGACGTTGTTTAATTGAATTCAATAGTGTTGATCCAGCTGATTGACTGTTCAAATTACCATAACTTTCCTCATCAGCTAGGTCGCTGATACGCAGACTGTCAATGTTAAACTCTAGGTCAATTTTTTGTCCAACTCCGCTTGATGAACGTGTTTTCATCAACTGAATTTGGTAACGACCACGTTCACGCATAGCTCGACTTGTAAAGATACCAAATACATTATCTGCCGTTTGAATCTTACTTAAACCACCTGAAATATGACTGTGATCAAATTCAACTTCTTCAACAGCACCACGATTCAACTGGGCCGCAGTCACAAACACACAGTTCTTTTCAACCGCTAGGTTTCGTAATTCTTCACTGACATATTTGTCTTTAATAAACAAATCTGCTGGACTGATCTTCTTGCTTTGTGGCATCAGCAAGTCTAGATAGTCAACTAGTAGTACATCGACTTTTCGATCCATTTTAATTTCATACTCTTTCAAGTATGCACGAATGTCATTGGCAGTTTTACCGCTTGGCATGTATTTTACCTGGTAAGATCCAGATTTTTTACCCACCATTTTGACCTTCATTTCTACGTCATCTAAATTCTTGAAAATCTCTCTAGTGGCCATTCCAGTCACCATGGCATCCATACGCATACTGACAAGTTCTTCTGAAAGTTCAAGAGTTAAGTACACTACGTTCAAACCTGCAAGAGCCCAGTTGATACCTAAATTTGCTAAAAATAGCGATTTTCCTGCTCCTGATCCGCCTGCAAAAATATTCAGTTCTCCGCGATTCATACCACCAAACAATTTGTCATCCATGGCCTTCCAACCAGTTGACACTTGTCCATTATTGTCTTTGATACGCATCAATCGAGCACGTGGATCTAAGAAATAATCAGTGCCCATGTCCTTGGTTAGACCCACCTGTACCGCTTTTTTAATCATTTCTTCTACAGGACCATACTCACCTTTTTCAAGCAGATCAGCTGATTCGAGAATAGCTTTTTCTAGGCCTTTATGTCTAATAAATGTTTCAAAGTCAGACAACAGCCAATCAAAATGTTCTTCACGCAAGTCTTGTGACACCTTAAAATCACTACCAGTTGCCGCATTTACAATATCTTGTGTAGGCATAACATTGTGATCTTCAACATACTTGTTGATAAATTCTGCTGGCGTTTGTAATCTTCGATCAAACAAGCTGGCATCAAAAATGCTTTGGCAACGAACAAATGTTGCCGCATCTGCTAGCATCATTTCTAGGTATAATTTTTGTATATCGTAACTGTAATCTGTATTTTGTGGCATATATTCTATTATAACATTTAATTAAACACTTTAACACCGTAATGGCGTTCAAAGTTTTTTGCGTCGGCATGATCATTTACCATAGGGTGTCCTTTGATATTTAAACTAGTGTTGAGTAACATAGGACATCCAGTACGGGCATACCATAATTCTAAGAGTTGTCTAAACGGGCTTCCATCGTTCGGAACAGTTTGTACACGTGAACTTCCATCACGATGAACGATGGCAGGATAAAGCTGAGGATGCCTACAACGAGCGATGACCTGCATATACCTACTGTTATCCCAACCGTGAGGCATATCGAAATACATATCAGTAAGCTCTTCGAGTATTGCCGGAGCAAAGGGTCTAAATTCTTGACGTTGTTTGATTGCATTTACTTTATCCTTTATATCATCCCCCCGGGGGTCTGCCAGTAAACTTCTGTTACCTAATGCCCGTGGTCCAAATTCTGCCCGGCCGCGAGCAACACCGCATATCTTATTTTGTATAATATATTCTACAATTTCTTCATTAGAAGAACGATAGCCCATATCATGACCCAAGAAATTGTTGGACCAATCAGTATAGTCTTTATAATGCGGATTATGTGCTAATACCGTTCCTATAGCACTACCCGCATCGCCCGGGTTTGGATAAATCCACGTTTTACCGTAGTATTCTCCCGTCAATCTATTAGCACTGCAATTCAAGGCACAGCCGCCCATTAGAACTAAATTGTCGCTGTCTACCATTAGTCTTGCTTTGACCAGTATTTCATCGAGCCACTCTTCATACAAGAGTTGTACAGCCGCCGCTATATCAAAACTGTCTTTTATAATCAAATCAGGGGCCCAGTCCATACATCCCCTATGAAGATTTCTTTTCATTTTGAAACTGTCAAAACGTCCTTTAAAAAAATCTTCATACATACGACCAATATGTTTATCGGCATCACCGTATGCGGCCATGCCCATTAAAATATATTCGTCCTCATTAGGTTTCAATCCTACTCGCTGGGTCATAGCACTATAGAACAACCCCATGCTGTATGGGTAAGACTTGCTGAATCTTTTTTTGAGTTTAGTTCCCTCCCCCTCCCAGATAGTAAAAGTTTCAAATTCACCAATAGCATCTATTACTACAACACACGCTTTATTGAATCCACTTGTATAGTATCCACCAGCGGCATGGCTAAGATGATGGTCGGTATATGTGATTGGTGCATCAATTTCATATCTAGCCATGTAAATATCAATATCATTATCACGGCGTTTCCAACCTTGCCCAGCCCATAATTGGCGTAGGGTTTTCTTAAAAGGTTGCTCATACCAGTACACACGGTCAGGATAGCCAAATCGTTTAGCATCGGCTACTAATTCTTTGCACAAGTCTCTGTCGTTCTTTTGACCGCTATAACGTTCACTATGACTGGCAAAAACTAGTTTTTCGTCAGCAAATACCGCCAGCGCCGCATCGTGGCTGTTTCCACTTATACCCCAACTGATCATTTGTAGATAAAAGGATCACGTTTCCGCAACTCTTCCAACCGTTTATTAAGTCTACGATTTTCCTGCCACATTCGCCAAGGCTTTAAAATAAAATTGATTATTCGTTGAACCATTTTTTTGCTCTTAGTTGTATCTTAAGATTACTTGTCTCTTTAGCTGACGCTATTAACCAAAGTGTTGCTAGTCGTCCTAATTTAATTACAGCATCATTAATATCTTTAACACCGTCGGGCCAATCGGGCATACTAACCGACCACCCGTACTCTAATGCCTGCTCTAGAGTTGCTTGTCCTGCTTTATCTCTATCTGGAACTAGTACAATTTCTTTACCTAGCTGTTTTAATAACCAGTTTTGACTGTCTTTAATTTCAGCACCTAACAGCGCACACCCATCAATACTTATTGCATCAAAGGGACCTTCAGCAACAATTACGAACTCGCGATCATCGTGTTGATTGTCTAAATTAAACACATAACCTGGTTGTTGTTCACTAATATATTTAGGGGTAGCGTCACCTATGGCACGAGCAGTATAACCAACTATTTCACCTTGATAATAAAATGGTATAATGACTCTATTGCTAAACCCTATTTTAGGAGTCCAATAGAAAGGATAATCTTCAGGAAAAAGTTTTCTATTCACTAGATATTCAAGAATAGGTATTAATTTTTCGGGAGGATTATCTAGTAACCCCGTGATGCCGGCACTGTCTATTGGCAACTCTCGATGATCAAACTTGGGGATAATACTACGAACTTCTGCTGTTGAGTTTTGATCTAGTCTTAATGCTTCTAATCGTAATTGATTTATAATATCGTCTGGAATGTTTAAGTTACGCATGAGCTTATTCATTTTTTGACTAATGTGTCTGCCTGGTTGCCACGAGCATTTGAACCCGCAGTTAAAACAGTGATAACTTACAGCATCACCTGCATTTACAATAAATCCACCGCGTTGCCGTTTGTCATCGCAACAAGGGGCGTTAAAACTTATCCAACCACTTGGAGTATGTTTTCGCTTTGTAGGTAGATAAGTTTGTAGTGTATCCGCAATTAGGCTCATAGCCTAATTATACTATGAAACAGTGACAGAAACAACCTTTCCGGGCCCAGTATCTGAGCCAAATCCGCCATAGGTGTTTATATAAGAACTCATTGTAGTAGTTGATGGCCACATCCAAGTTAATCGGAAATAGTTGGCTGTTCCAACTGTTTGGGTGATAGTAACAACACTTTCCGCTGACGTAGGCGTACCACTTGCTGTGTTATCAAAAATGGTAGTTTTTGTAGAATTTTGCCAACTGCCCACAGCTACAGTCATGTCAGTTGTGCTTTCTAAAAATACTGTGCCTAAAAATCCCGAGCTGATATCTACAGCAAAAGTTAAACTAGTTGTAGGTACAGCTTCATAGAATTTAGCAGGTATCGCCGAACTTCGATGTTGTACATTTCCAGCAAAATCAATTTCTCCTGTAAACGTATTGTACACTCCGCTGGCTCTAGTTTGGGGTGTTGCCCAACCAACCAATTCAAAAGTGCCTGTAGCTCCGAATCTACTGTCTGCATAGAGTAATGTAGTAACACCGTTAATGACAGCAGTTAAGCTGTAGGTTAAAAATTGATGTCCTAAACTAGCTAAGTCATTAGCTGGTATAGTCGCTGTGCATATTCCAGTTAGGGGAGTATTAGGAGTAACAGTATAAGGACTGTTAGTCAAGGCCTTACCTCCAGCGTCCATAACATTAAGACTAATACTTGATACAGTTGTTAAATCAATACGTTTCTGATCCGCATTCTTAATGTCGAATTCTATGACGTTAGGTACGCCTTTATAAATTTTCACTTGTCGTTGATACACGTTTTTATACTCCACAGTAAATCCTGCCAGATCAGCTGTAACAATGATTCTATTTGGATATAAATAACTTTGAACTTTTTGCATATGGCAGGAACCTTTAATAGTATTTATGGCAAAACTAAGAGACGAAATCGAACAAAATTTACCATTTATCAGCGTTATTAACTACGGCGAAGATGAGTATGTTGGCATCATTATAAACCAGGATCAATTTGTCACCAGCTTCTATGACTTAAATTCTATACGTAGTCCTGAAGAAAAAGCGGCTTTTTTACAAATAGGTGAAACTTGGTGGTGGGAGTCAAATCGACAGTTTCCTATTAATATATTTTGTCGAGATCAAATACGGCCTTTTGCCTATGCTATTAAAACATTCAACAGCAAAGATGCCCGCATTGTGTTAGGGCCTGTTGTAAATCTAATGAATTTAACACTTAAACGTGTCAAGCGTAAAAGTGTTCAGTTAGTCAGAAAAGTTAAGTAAATTTTCACAAATTAAATTCATCTGCACAACAATTACATGTGCGTAGGCAACAGCGTGTGCCTTTTTAAAATAATACTCATCCCCTTCCGGTTTCGTCCATATCTCGCTCATCACCGTAGTCCAGTCTTTCCCAATCAGATAACGTTTCGCTGGGCGAATCATAGCTAAAACTGCGGCCAACTGTTCTATCGAGGTAGGTTTGACCTGTCTCAAGATAGAACCATGCCCGTTGACGTGAAAGAGCTTGTTCACGAATTCGTCTTCTAGTAATAGATCCCATAAAGGCTCTGTCTCCAATAATTGTGTAAGATGTTGTTTATTTTTTACACCTTCATATACGCTGACATTTAAAAAATCTATCTTAAAATATCCTCTATCTTCAGCAGTTTTATAATCAATAGTACTTATTCCTGTAAGAGGATTATACGGAATAGCAGTACAGTATACTCCAGTATTGTGCTTTTTAGTAGTGCCATCTAGACTGGCATCGATATGTTTTAACACATCTAATGCACGAGTCCTATCGGCAAAATCTAGGTCAATATCTGGCATTATAAATCACTTTCCTTAACTACTTGCTTGACTAATTCTACATCGGCAGGTAATTTTTTAAATTTGTTTAACCAAAAAGGCACATCCATAACTACATTAATTGCCATCAGCTGTTCGTCATTAAATTTCTTTATCATAGTCTTACCGCTGGAACTATTCAATACTAACCACGGACTTATTTTACCATCTTTGATGTCAAATGTTGCACGACTTAGGCTTACATAATGAAAATAATGATTCCATTGTGCATTGTTATCGTTAGCCCATGCTAACATATGACTGATACTACGTTCTAATGCCACTTCAACTGGTTCACTCTTAATTAGATGCACTACATAGTCATCGTAAAGAGAATCTCTACACCAATGATCTAATTTAACTCCACTACGTACTACATAATCAATGAATTTGTCAGGATATAATGGATTGACATTGCTGACAAAACTGCCAAATTTTACAAAGGCATTGTAGTAAGGACTCTTGCTAAATTCTTCGTAGGTCTTTTCACCTTTAAGGTTCTGAGTCAGTTTATAAAATCGATTAAATGTATCAAACCCTAATATCACATGTTTTTCTGTACGAGCTAGATATCTACGTTTTTGTTCGCAAACATGTACGAACAGGGTTTTTTCTTGCATAAACCCTTTATTACAATGTTGACAGATATACGGTTGTTCAGCTAGCGCCATCATTTTAATTTCTTAGCAATCGTAGCTTCATCCATGCCATGCTTACGTGCTAGTTCTTTAATTTCCTTGTCTGTTGATATATCTGCTAGTAATTCTAATTCGTCATTTTTCTTACTAGGATATATTTCTTGTAAGAATTTTAACTTCTTACCACCAGCACCTTCTTTCTTCTTGTTACCTAACCATTGATGAAAGAAAGTAGCTTCACCATTCCAACTACACATGCACAACAACAACCATAACAGTTTAGGATGCTTTTGTAATAGTGACCAGTGTTTGTTGAAATATTCATTTACAGTAAGGACAAAATGTTCCTGTATTTCACGTTTTTGTCCTTGGACATTGCTGATATATCTATTGAGAATAAAGAATTCGCTCTTGAGACTTTTTTGCTGTTCGGGCGTCATTTCATCCCAAACGGCTCTGGCATTTAGATCAACAAATGCGATCTTTTCTTTAAGCTCAATTTTATCACTCATATTTTTCTTGACTCAGTTTATACAACATTTTAACACGATCTACGGCCTTTTGTAAAGCGGGATTGGTTTTTGCCGCCAGTCGAATTTTGATCCATTCGTTGTGATCATCTAATTCTTTTTGTCCGCCAGTTCGTACATCAAATCTTTTTGATTCTTCTGGGTCGTAATCCCAACCTATTGCCTGCCGAGTACTAGGATCGGCACCAAACTCTCTAGCATACGTGGTGTTACCGTCACGTTCGTATATGTATGTTACGCCGGGTTTAAGACTGCCCATTGTCTGCATCCTCCTTGGGTACAAGTCTAGCATCAAAAGCTACTACAGTTCTTTTTCCAGAACCTTTCCAGGGATAAACCATGTGCGGTACATGGCTTGGAAATAAGATCATAGTACTAGGAGTAGGCGCATATTTCCATGTATCATTCATGATAAATTTGCCAATGTCTTTAGTCTGCGGCAAACGAAATGCAATATGACCATCGCTAGGTGAACTGCCTTCTGCTAGCTCAGGAGCACTGATATAAATGTTTCCGCTAAGATTGCCCAACGGATGTGTGTGTATTTCTTGATACTGATCTGGGCCTTGTTGAATAGTCCAAATGCTCACTATAACTGGTTTCAGCATCTTGAGTTCTTCAGCGCCGCTTTGATCTGACACCAACTTTAAGTATCCGGTGCAGGCCTGTTCTAACCACTTGACCAACCAGCCTACATCGATTCCTAACTCATTAGGATAAACTTGTATCTGTTGGCCTCCACGAATACTAATCAACGGATTTTCGCTGTCGTTTAGTTCAGGGTGCCCGTGTAGGTCTTCTGTCAGGTTATATAACTTGCTGAATTCGATAGCTGGTACATCGTCAATGGCTATGATTGTTGGTTGAAAATAAGCTACTCTAAGTGTCATAATAATTTGTCCAATTGAATAATTTCACTTTGTCTTGATATTTCTTTAACAAAGTATGCACAGCTAGGTTTACTACCGTTACGTGTAGGTGTAGCTAACAACTGTCCGTTCTTCATTTTAGGAAAATACCATTTGACATCATTGTAGAAATTCACGATTTCTACCTTTTTAAATTCTACTCTAAATGAACTTAGTGGATTAAAACATAGTGCTTCAAATCCGCGATCATTTAAACTAGTCAGTGGTAGGATTTCAATATCACACCCACTTTGACTATCACCCACTGCTATACACCAGTCTATAGGCATAGTAACTTCGTCTTCTCCTATACGCAATACCATTGCAGGTGCATTGAAACTTTCTAAGAAAATCAATGGCATGAAAAAGAAATCTGGCTCTGCCGGATTGCTATTATCTAATACTGCAAACCTAGTATTTTCATCAACCTCATCTGGTAAATTGTTTAGAGAAAACGCTTGGTCTTCTAATGTTAAAATCTGCATACGTCTATTTTTGCCAGTCTATCTTTTCAATATTGAAAGGATACTTGGCTTCCTTGTAAAATTTCTTACGCTCAGTAAGATGTCTTTTTGCGTACTTACATGTAGATGTTAAATCCCATATTTGTACAAAATCTTTGTCTTCTGCTTTACGTATGCCACGACCGATTGATTGAATAACTCTTACGAAGGACTTACCGGGCTCCAAGAGAACCAGATTAAAAATCCTAGGTATATTGATACCAACAGCGGCGACACCGTATGTTGCAACAATGATTTTATTATCACTGGTTTTAATTTCGTCATACTCTTCCTTACGGGCTGTAGTTTTGACTTCGCCTGAAATAAACACTGCCTCTTCTAGTTCATTAATAATAAATTTGCCTGAATCAATTCTATTGACTAGAACTAATGTATTGCCTGTTTCTGATATTTTTTTGATTAATTTTGAGATATAGATCATCCTGTCTTCATCTGTGACAAGATATTTTAATTCTTCTGCGTATGAAGTGAATTCTGGTAAATCTATCATCTGTACCACATTCACGTGGCAATTTGATAGCACACCTTTTTCTTGTAATTCATGTGCTTTGATACCACCAACTACTGGACCAATTGAAGCAAATATGCTTTCGCTTTCAAATTTTTCCTTAGGAACTGTTCCAGTAAGTCCCCAACGAATTGCCGCATTACATAAATTTTGTGTGAGCAGATTTTTTAGAACTTCGGCTTTGGCCATGTGTACTTCGTCAACAATAACAGTCTTAACTCTATCGAGAAATTCTGCCAAAGTTACAATATCATGCTCATGATTTTTGCTTTTCTTATCTAAAATGTTCAAACTTTGCCAAGTACAGATTGTATGAGTTTTATTGAGATCTTTACGATCCCCATAATAAACTCCTACATCTAGACCTACATTGACAAAATCTTCTTCTGTTTGTTCTACTAATGATTTGTTAGGAACGATAGTGATAGTACGTCCTAAACTTTCGCATAATTGACTTAATGTTGCAGTGGTAATTGTTTTGCCTGCACCTGTTGCGATTTCCTGTAGGGCCTGAGGATTCTCTAAAAATGTATTGATTGCTTCAACTTGATAATCACGCAACATGATAGGCTGACCTTCTTGTTGGTGCCCTTTAGGCCATACTTTTCCTTGATCTGCCCAATAGGTTTCTGTTACAGGAGTGAATGATATTTTTGGCGTCAGTCTAAGATCTTCTATTTCATCAATAGAAATATTCATCTTACTCAGTATGCCCAATATAGTTTCTAACTGGTTAAGATAACCATTTCCGCCCAGTCCAAATAGACTAACCATTCCATCCCAACGACCTAATTTAAATGCCGGATGATACCGAGCATAAGGGATTTCATACTTAAATGTGTTGGCTAATTTTTTCCTTGCTTCTAATGGAAGGCCTTCTAATTTAATATTAACTTCATCTCGAATCACCAATTTTACTGTCATCTTAGAATGGTCCTAATGTCCATCATTACCGGTTCGTCTGCCCACTCGATAATTAAATCACAACAATTAGAGTATACACTAGTCTTGCCGTGACGTAAACCCATTTTGGTATCCAATGCAAGTACACTCATAGGACGCCAGGCATTTTTTAGGAAAAATTTCGGTATTTTTCCACTTTGTACAACTGCGATTTGAGTGTCTTTATCCAGTGCATTATTGTAACTTTTATTTTTAATCAGTTGATTAAATTCTTTACCAATTTCGCTGTTAGGCAATCTAAAGTAAATTCCCACTGATTTATCGACCTCATTTTTTTCCAGAAAATTCGACAAAATTTCCAGATTTTTTAGGATTTTTTCTTCGGTGGTATTTTCAAATACTACCAGCATAGGTAATCTTTTTAATTCAATGATGCTTTTAATAACTGCATCAAGATCGTGCAATTTTTTATCAACCCACAACTTTGTTTTAGATCGGTTGGCCATGTACTCGGTCAAATTTTCACCGGGATTTTTAGGATTTTCCACAAAATATTGGTACCGCATACTACGGTCATTAATGATGTTTTGATCAATACTAGTTTCAATACCTAAGTCTTCGGTTATGTAATGTTGAAAGTTTTTATTTTCAAAATTTGTAATTAAGAACTGATCACGTATTTCTTGCTCAGACCATGATTTTATGGTTTCATAGTGGTTTTTTACAATTTCGTCAATTTTAAAGCCCAATGGCAAAAGTGCATCAACTAATGCCACAATATTTTTCTCATTGAGCTCAGCAGTCCATATTTTAGTGTTGGCTGTTTGAATTAAATTTTCAACAGTCTTGGACAACGTGCTTAACACTTTACGTATTTGACCAGAAAATGTGAATTCTATGACCAACTCAGGTTCTGCTTCGGAATTATTTTGTATTTTTAGGTTTTTTACTTCTTCGACGTATCTAAACTCTTTTGACCATATAGGTGTAGTAATAGACATGGAAATTTTTTCAGAAAATTTCTCTAATTTTTTTGAATTTTCTTGAAGAATTTTAATCAACAGTCGACCTTGATTCTTTGTAATGTAAAATGGTCGAGTTATTGCTGTTGATAGACTTATTAAGGTATCATAGTCACGTCTTGGTAACAAGCCCTTGGCATAATCGTCGGGTTCTTGCAAGATTTCAAATAATAAATTATCAATAGTAGTCATGTTAGTAAGTGTACACTGACAAAGGTCAAAGGTCAACCAGTTAGAAAAAAATAGGCCTCAATATTATTTAAGGCCTATGGGATACCTTTTGGGTAAATTGATTATAATGTTGCGTCTTCCATACCTGCAACACGTAATTTGATAATATTACTTAATTGCCATTGTTTGATGTCTAGACCTTTAGTAATACCTAGCCACTTGTTGCGTAGCAAGGCAAATTCGTTGATAATTTTTTCAAAATCAACGACATCTGCCTCACCTTCAACAAATTTTTCACAATCTCGACTACTAAGAGCACGTTGATAGTTTTCTAAGTACTTGCGAAAGTGTTGACTTTTGAGTCGTCGTAGTTCAATGTTAAGGTATTCTAGGATAGCTTCAATTTCTTGCAATTGACTAAATCTTTGCTCGACAATACCAGGCATACCGGCTGATGCTTTTTCAATATTACCATGTACTTTGACCTCTAGTCGAGCTTCTTCTAGTTGATCATTATAATATTGAACAGCATCGGGGATATAACTGATATCCTTGGCTATCTTAGTATACCACATTAAAACTCCAATTCGTTAATGTCGTCATCTTCGCCGTCTGCATCGTCAAGATAGTATTCAATAGCGGCATCTAATGTAGCATCAACTCCGGCAGCACCTTGTAGTGTACGATCACCGACACCAAAATCTGCTAGCAAGTCAATGTAACGTTCAGCCACTACATCGATTTGTTTCTTGTCGATATAGTCAGCAAACAGTAACCAAACATCACCAATTTGTGTTTCATTCAACATTCTCTTCTGTCTCCTCTGGAATGATAGTTGTTTCAGCTTTGATATGGTATTTTGCCATAATCATATCTAATTTATCATCTTTCCATTCTTTTCGGTAGAATTTGAATTCCTCACCTGTCTCTGGATCAACCCACTTGAGTCTGTTGCCTTCTTGTTTTAACAGGCCTTGTTTCTCAAGCATATCAACCATACCACTGTAAGGATTCATACCTGTTTCGTATGGAATCTTAATTTGTACAGTTTCAAAAGGTTTAGCATAACGAGTTTTCATGATCTTGCAAGCGGCACGGATACCGTTTACTTCTGAAACCTTGTTACCATCTTCGTCTTCTTTCAACTTCAATTTTTTCATCGCAACAACAATACTAGATGCATAGACAAAACCTTGTCCGCCACTAATCTTGTCATCTGGATCAAACATGTCTTGACTTGCGTATGTGTGATTTGTCGCTACAAGACCAACATTGTAGTTACCAAACATGTTTACACAGTTGCGAACAAGTGCCGTTAATGCTTTGGGTTTACGGCCCATATCACCTTTCAAATCACCCGCCTCAAACTGATTTACGTCAGTTGGAGTCAAGAGCATACCAAGGCTGTCTATGACAAAGAGGACCTTCGGACGGTCAGTCATTTCCTTGTACTCTTTCATAAACTCGTTGATAGTCTTAGCAACGTCATCGATCATTGCCATGTTGAGTTTAAGCAGTTTATCTTCGCTAGTGTCTACACCTAAATCATGCAACCACTTTTCATCAAGTGCGTTTTCGCTATCAATCAAGATAACATAGATGCCTTGTTGTTGTGCATTACGGATAAGATTTCCTGAACAGATAAAACTCTTACCTGCACCAGATTCTCCAGCAAATACAGTAACTTTGCCTAGCGGAACACCTTTGTGGAAATCTCCACTGATTAGATAGTTAAGCGTATAATTGCCAGTACTGATCCAATCTGTTGGATCATTAAATCCAACTCCTAGACCATCAATGCTTTTGGTCAAGGTCTTTCTAAATTTTGATAAATCAAAGGCTTTTGTAGCCATAAGTTAATTCTCCTGAATGATGTAAGGGGACCGAAGTCCCCCTGTGCTTATTGCTTTTGACGATTGCGAATCATTGCCAAGATATCTTGGGCACGACTATCGCCACCTGCCGATTCAGTAGTTGTTTCAGCTTTTGGAGCTGATTTTGCTACTGGTGCTGGTGCTTCATCTTCATCAATGTCATCTACCGGAGCACTTGCTTTTGGTGTTGATTTAACAGGATCACCCGTATTCTGGCTCATGCCAGCTGGTTTGAAATATTGACCCCATTTTTCCATGTCATATGGCTCACCGTCAACTGAAGCTTCAAACATTTCTTTCATAACTTTCAATTCAACTTCGCCTGGCTTCTTAGGTAAAAAGTCTGACAAGTTAAACAAGCCATGTTGTTTGATAGCGGCATTTTCAGCATCACTTAATGGACGCTCACGACGTGCCCAACTAGATGTTGAGTAGTCGGCATAGCCGCCTTTGCTACCTTTCTTCATACGATAGTCTAGACCATGTACATAGTCTGTTGGCAAATCTTCCAACTCTGGATCGACAAGTGCCGCACGAATTGAAGTAAAGATTTGAGGACCAATAATGAATCTACGGATTGGATTTTCTGGCAAGTCTTTTTCGCCTAGTCCGTCTTCTACAACAAAACCTTGGAAAATATAACTGCGTTTCTTCCAGTACTTACGACCCATATCTTCTAATGCAGGGTCTTTAAACCAACCGCGCACTTCTGATAAAATTGGGCAAGTGTCGCCATACATTTCTACGCATGGAACTTGTACTGTGATATTTTTGCTTTCAGATTCGCCTTTGACGCCTGCAAAGGGAAGTTTGATCATTGCACGTTCAACCCAGAAAAATGTGTTGTCTGAATTGCCGTCTGGTAAAAATCGTAGAACCGATTCTCCACCTTCTTTGAGATTCCAAAACGGATAAATTGAATTATCTCCGCCTGTACGTTCTCCAGAACCTTTTGATTCCGATGCCTTAAGTTTTGCTCTGATTTCTGCTAAAGTTGCCATAATTATTCTCCTATTAATAGCCTTTTATTTTTTAGTTTGCCTGTATTTCTTTTATCACCTGACAAAAGAAAAAGTGCATACATGTTATTGTACGCACTTTTATTTAGTATTACAAGAGAAATCTTGTCTAAAATGTGAGTATTTTACTCAATCATTTGCCTCGTACCAAACTGATAATTCTAGCTAGAGAATCATCAGTTTTGAATGTAACACCAGTTGATTCTTTAACCGGACTAGGTTGAGCCGTGGATTTCGCATTACTGTCTGGATAGCTGATCATGCCAGTTTTAGGATCCATGTATGCGCCTTCTTTATCTCCTGGTACCGGAATTAAACCTGGATATTTTGATGGTGCTGGTTGTCCATTAGGCTGGGCATACAAACCGCTGGCCGTCTGGTCTTTATAGTCTTGTTGTATGCGGGCTTTTGTTCCATCAGCTTCAGCTTTAGCATTTAATGCCGCTAGTCTTGCCGCATTTTGTTCAGGAGTCTCACCTGCGTATTTGTCAGGAGTAGCTATATATTTTACATTTCCGCCTGTTGGTACACTTCGAGTAGTGGCGGGTGCCGCCGACTTGGCCTTCATTTCCTGTTCTCTTCTTCTTCGGAACTCAAACTCTTCTTCTTCGGAAGCTTCAACCAGTGTTGTGAGTTTTTCTAAAATATCTCTCATTTATTGAGTTCCTTGTTTCTTAAGCCATTCTTGATAACGAGCTTCTTTAGCGGGATCTGAATATGGTTGAACAGATTGTGCTGAACTTTGTGGAGCTGCCGCAGGTGCTGCCGGAGCTGCCGCAGGTGCTGCCGTAGGAGCTGGTTTTGCTTGGTTCGGAGCTGCCGCAGGAGCTGGTTTTTCTTGGTTCTGAGCCGCCGGTGCCGCGGCTCCTGGAGGATTAACCTTTTGACCAGGATAAATCAAGTCAGGATTTTTTTGGAACTGTGGATTAGCTTTTAGTAATTCAGGAAGGGTCGTACCCATTTGTTTAGCAATTTTAGTTAAGTTATCACCTTTAACCACAGTGTATGGCTCAGGTGCTGCCGGAGCTGCCGGAGCTGCCGCAGGAGCTTCAGGTGCTGCCGCTTGAGGCATCATCTCCCATTTTTGTGTTTGTGGATTAATTTTAGCAAGTTTATTACCAGCATCATCGATAGCGTAGGTTACACCACCTTCTTCAGTACTGCCGGTAGACCCCGGAACCATTTGTTCACGGTTTTGTACTAGCGCCATATTTGCACCAGCGGCCGAGTTTTTGGCAGCGTCTTGTGTACGTACATCATCGCGTGAAGTTCCATCTCCATACCCGCGGCCATTAAACCATGAGCTAGGACTTAATAAGTTCCACTCGTCAACCTTCTGGTCTTCAGCAATTAGCTTTTCTTTTAATCGAGCGGCTTGTGCTTTTAATTCACTTTCAGTAATAAATTTCTTTGCCATTTTAGCTTCCTATTTTACTTAGAATTCCCTTCATAAGTTCTGCAGGATTCATTTGTCCTCCTGGGAACTGAACTGTTTGATCAGGCGCTTGACCTTGCACTTTTTGTAACTGTTGACCGATCATTTGTTTGCCTTGATCTGCAAGTTGTTTCTGTGCTTCCGGATCATTTTGCAGTGCTTGTAGTTGCGACATTAGAGCATTTAAATCAAATTGAGCCTGTTGCTCTTCATCCATTGCGCCTTTTACACCTGCTAGCTTTTTAATATGTCCTAATTCACCGTGACCATGGCTTCCAGTGCTAGGATCCATCTTTTCGATGATTTCTATAACTTTCTTAACGTGTTCTGGCTGTGCATGTGGAAACTCTCCATCTTTGAATCCTTTTAATACACGAATCTTTGCACGAGTTCCGCCTACTGTAAAATTCTTCTCTTTTGGATTCCAGAAACCTGCAATTGACTTTAGTATGTCATGCGTTGGATCGCCATGCGGTTCGTGGTCTTGCATACTCATACCACATTCTTCCATAGCTTCGCCTAGAGTCATTACACGATAGCCAAAATCAAGTTTTGTATCTAGTGTTGCACCTGCTTCTAATACTCGAATTAGTTTGGCTTTAAGTCTAGCAGTGCCTTCAGCTACAGGAGCTGGTGCGCCCGCAGGAGGAGCTGGGGGAGCTGGCGGAGGAGCTGTAGCATCAGGTGCTGGATTTGGAACAGCTTCTGGTGGCGGAGTTGTAGCATCAGGTGCTGGAGGAGTTTCAGCAGAAACTTCGTCTTCGCCGCCTACTTCGTCATCACCACCGTGGAAATTAATTTGTGTAACTGCACGAGCTAGATCTTCGTTGTCATGAGACATATTAACTAGTTCTGCTTCAATTGCCGCTCTAGCATCAAGATCTGGATCAATATCTTTCATCTTTTCTAAAAATTCATTGTCTGGAATTAGATCTTTTAATGTATCAATAATATTGATACCAGCTACGCCGCCTTTAAGTTCTGACTTAAAAATATCATTTAATTGCTGTACTGCGGCATCTCTTGTAGTTTCATTTTGATCAAAAATACCTTGTCCAGATTCACTAGATTCATCTTCATTAACAATACTATCTAAGAAATTTTCAAATGCATCTTCTGGATTACCAATAGATTCACCTACTACTTTTTCGCGCATTAAAGTGATAGCATGCCATAACTCATTGACTAGTGTATTTGCAAAATTTTTGGGCAATGGGGCGCCACGTTGAGATTGTTGTGCAACGGCACGAATATTTCCTAATATTTCAAACGCTTCGCGTGATCCATCCTTAATACGACTCATCACAGCCCAAAGTTCAGTTTCTAAATGGCTTGCATAACCTGCTGGAAATTGTGCCTGGCCTAGTTCTACTTGTTTTGCTAGCGCACGGATTTCTCCTAGCTTGTCTTCAGCCATCTTTTCTACTTCACGACTGAGTCGTCCAACAGTTGCAGTATTTCCTTTATACCAAATATCATTTTGAGCCGTTTTACTAGCACCGAGTTCAGCATCTTTAGCCAACGGTTTTACTAAATCCTTTCCAAGTTCTTTTTCTATTGGATTCATTTCACTTAGTAAATCATCTGGGTTTAATTCCTTAACTGGAATAGAGCTTTCGTCGACTAGACGGAAGATGTAGGGAAATGCTGTTTTTAATTCTTCGTTAAATGTACGGATTGTTAGACGATCAATCCAATCACTCATGATCTCTTCTGGGATCATCTGTTCTTCGCGATCTTCAAATGATTCGGCAAACTGTTCGTAATAAGCAGGACGTTGTAGCCCTTGTACTTCTTTTTTAATTTCTTCAATGCGTTCCATTACCTTGTTAGTAATGTCTCCCATAGCTTCACTTAGTGCTTCGTTGCGACCAACATAGCCTTTAAACTTACGTAGTTGTGCTAGTTCTTCACTTAGACTAGTAATATGTTTACCAATTGAATCATATGGAATACCACCGTGCTTTAAGTGTTCGGCCATTGCACGAGCACCACTTAAATGTTTGAATGGATATTTGAAACGTTCACCTTGACTGTTTTCTACATAAATGCTTTCAATGTGCATTGTACGTCCAGCGGCAAGATCTGGATTTACTGGTTGGCTATGTTTGATGATTAGTGTAGCTTCTCCTAGATCTTGATAACTCATTCTTGCTGTTCCATACAGCCTATTTTCCATAATTGGTTCCATCGGTGTTTCTTCCTTAGCTTTTGCTTGAAAAGTATAATCGCGTTTGTCTAGATTATTTTTTCCAATATTCTGCACATCAAAATTTAATAAACGATCTTTGGCAAATTGTCTAAAACTACGAATAAATTTATAAGCGCCTGGATGTTTACGATCAGCTAGGTTTCCGCTGATTTGTACAACAACTCCGTCATCTTCATCTAGTGTAATTGCAATAGTGCCTAAACTACGACCATTATCTTTGTATTCAAACTCAAAAAAACGGGCCTTGGGAATATCTTCTTTTTTGCTTAAAACTTCAGCGTGTTCATCACCGATTTTAATGTCAGAAAAGCGAGTCTGTATCTTTCCATACAGCTCCTTGGCAATTTTATTTAAGTTTGATTTCATCTTATATTTATCACATGCCCGTAGAGATGTATATAGGCAGTGGTAGCTCTAGTTCTTCGTTATTTTCCCAGTCGCTGGTCACTTTTAGGTTCTCAAATACTTTAGGATCCCATTCTGCCAGCACTACACTCATGCGTACTATTAATAATAGGGACGAAACTAGGTCATCGTGCTGTCCTACTTTGGCCTTAAATGTTGTACCAGCCGCAATATAGGTTTTTAACTCGCTTAATAGCGGACGACTGTGTATTTTCAACTTTTCTTCTTCGATTAAAAACTTGATCTTAGCACAGGCTGATATTTTATTACCAAATGTAGTGTTAAAACCTTTACGGAATTTACGAACATGTCCTTTGCGGGCAGGTTCACTTAAAAACAATCCAGGGAAAGTTTCTTCACCCAGATTATTAATAACTACTAGAGCACTTTCGCCTACAGTATTGTTTTCTACTGACCAGTAGATTTGATCATAAGTTTCACCGCCTAGCTCGTCTGAGATATATTTTAACACATCACGGAATATTTTAACTTGCCCTTGTATAGGCGTAATATTATGCTGCCATTCTGCTACCTGTTCAAAATTAGGCAATTCAAATACTTCAATAGCGCCAAAGTCTCCCCCGGTTCCTAGACTAGGATCTAAGGCCGCAACATACAGATGTCCGGGCGTAGGTTTCTTATACCAACGCACTTGACCCATCTTAAACAGTGGTTCTCTGCCCACTAGTTCTGCTAGTTTCAATGAACTAATAAGAGTTTCGTCATAGACCAAGAACTCGCAACCATACTCACGACGGAAACGCTCTTCACCGATGCGGCCCATCTCAACTTTACGCCATTCGTCATCTCGGTCTGGGTGTTCATTCCATTCTGCACGGAATCCGTGGAATCCATTGCGACCTAATCCATCGTCTTTAGTGTTGCCATGTTCGTCGAACAGGTCTTGTGATTCTTTCCAAATAATAGCAAATTCATCTTCGTCACTGTTAGGAGTTGATGTAATAATTGCTCGACCACCAGTTGCTAGTGTTGGGCTGATCGAGGTCCAAAACTCTGTTGCAATATTAGGTTGAACGAACGCAAACTCGTCACAGTATAATAAGGATATTGACATACCACGACCAGTATTACCGGTAGTAGTAGCTGATACAATTCTTGATCCGTTATCAAAATCTATACTCCCTTTGTTATAACTTACAACACCTGCTCGTGAAAAATCAGGACATAGTTCGTATCCATAGCGTATACGTTGCATAATTTCCTGTGCGCCTGTGTATTTGTGTGCGGCCACTAGAATAGTTTGATCTGGGTGGAACATGGCATACCATAATAAGTACGCACTTGCACAAGTTGTCTTACCACTTTGACGTGGTAGCATATTAATATTGAATCGATAATCGTGATAACTGTGTAGAAGTCTTATTTGATAATCATAAGGTTCAAATAATACCTTGCCCCTAACCGGATGTTGGATGTGAAAGAAGTTTTTAGCAAAGTGTATGTATCCATTGGTGGGATCAGAGCACAACAGCAAGTCCTGTACTTGTTGCTCAGTAAATTTTTCTTTGCTATGCGCCTTTTTGGTTAAGACGCCGTCTAATGATTTTGCCATAACATTATTTACATAAAAAAATAGACCCCGAAGGGTCTATTTGGCACCTTGGACAGGGTGCTAACTGCGACGAATCTTATCTTTCCATACGAGCGTTGTATTCATCTCTCATAGCTTCTTTACGATCTTGGTAACGTTTGTAACGTGCTTTATCAGCATCAGTTGCGCCTTCTTTTTCAGCGGCAGCTTTTAATGTATCGTGAGTATGTTTGTCCATTTTACGACGATGTTCTGCGCTTGCCGAGTTGGGATTATAGGCTTCATCGTACTTGTTATATTTGTCACGGACTTTGTCTAAATCTTTGCCTTCTTTACCAGCTTTGGCTAGAGCTTTCATTCCGTCCTTACCGTACTTCATAACGCCTTTAGCGGCACGACTCATTGTTCGCTTGTCGCCTTCTGCTTCTTTAATTGAATCATATAGACTTTGTAGTCTTTCAACTAGGCCTTCTTGTAATGGATTTTCACCGCCATTAACTTTTAGACGTTTAACATCGCCCTTGCTTAATAGATCATCGCCGTGACGTGTAATTGTATCAACGTTATAGGTTACACGATGTGGACGGTTTTGTATATCATGTTCTTTGTCATCGTCAACATCATGACCAATTACAGTTTGCTCGCTACCTTCGCCTGCAACTGTCTCGTCACCTGCACCACCAGCGATACTGGTTTCTGGATCAGCTGATAATAAATCATCTAACACTTTAATTTCTGGTTCAGCAGTGTGCGCTGGGCTTGTCATTGGTGCTGTACCATGTTCTGCACCTTTTTCAATATTGCGTAAAATGTCCATTAGGTCTTTGATGCCGCCGGCTCCTTGACCATTCATGTTAACGCTCATTGATACATTGTCCTGTTGTGATGGAGCATGTTGTATCATAGCTGTTGGCATAGGCATCTCGCCGCACTCTTCTACAGGCGGTGTACCGTCAATTTGTAATTGTGCTGGACTTTCTTCGATGCTACGTAAGCGTTCTGCAAGATCTCTAAAGTTCATATTATTTTCCTTTTGCCTTGGCCGGAACTTCTAGACTATTATGTCTACTAGCTGACCATGCATTTAGTTTAGTTTTATTAGTGCCGACTGGGCTAGTCATACCTGACTTGTCAGCAGTTCGGCTTTGTTCTGCTTGTTCAGTTTCTCTTACAGTAGCAGGAAATAGTTGATCATTAATACCTTCAATTTTTTCTAATTGTAGTTTATTCTTTTCTAATTCTTTCAGGAAAGTCATGGCATGTTTTACACCAACTTTGTCTTGATTATCGCTAGGTTCATAAGGTGTACCAACAAGAGCTTTACCTGTAACTTCATCATACTCGTGATTAATTTCAATTTCACGCTCTTCCCATTCGTTGCGTACACGGATTTCATTTAATGGTTTGCCAATGACATGTGAAAGTTTATCTTGTACTTGTTTACTAGTTGCTGGATATTTTGTTGTAACATCAAAAATTGTCACTTCAATATTTTTGTGCTCTGGAAATTCATGTTGGTTAACTGTGATTGGAGTTGTTTTACCTGAACTTACTGAACTTACATCAAACTGTGCTAGTCCTGATTCGATAACTTTTTTACAATCTTTAGGGCAAGTGCCCGCAATTTTTACCTTGAAAGTGTATACTTTCTGGCTTTCCATTAAATATTCTTTGTACGATTTCATAGTCAATTCCTGATGTAGTATTTATTTCAAGTTCTTTAATTTTTCTAACAAACTATTGCGATCAGTAATAATAACTCCATCGCCTTGTAGTGTAACTCCCTCATCTGCTGAGTTAGCTTCTTGGTCTAATTTCTGCTTTTTCAACTGTAAATCAATCATTTTTAACTTTTTATCTAGTTTAGCAGTCTTAGCTTGAATGGCATTGCCCAGCATACTAGCGGCTACTTCAAATAGACGTCCGCTGTATCGTGCTTCAACATTCATACCTAGATCCATGATGTCTTCATAGGCTTCTGTAGCACGTTTAGCTAGATCATCTAGCTCGCTATCTGCCATATCTCCCAGTCCTTTTACAGCGGGTAGTGCGGCAGCAATTTTGTCAAATTCGCTAATGTCGCGCAATAACGGTTGTGCGGCCGGCAGGGCCTCTGCTCGTTTTTTATCATCCTGTTTGACAATTTTCTTGCTTTCAGGTAAGTTTAAAAGTTCTTCAAGTTTTTTAGTCATACTATTACTTATGCCTAGGTTTGGCTGAATAAATCATTTTCGTTGACTACACGGAATTTCAAACCCTGCTGTCTGCACCAAAGATTAGCGGCAGCCCACTTGGCTTGATTTTTTATGTACTGTGCTTGATTGTATTTGTTTTTGCCTACACGTTCTAGAATAGTTTGACTAGCTGGTTTAATTTCTATTAGTTCAGTTAGTACCTGTCCAAATTTATCTCTATACTGTATAAAGAAATCTGGCACATAGACTGTTTGCTTGCCGGTGAGTGGATCTCTGTAGGGTATTTGTACAGCTTCGCTAGCCCAACTGGCTACATTTACGTTGGTGTCGCAAAAATTCATGAAACTCCATTCCCATGATGATCTGTACGTGGGAATCTTAGTACCTACATACTTTTCTGGGTGTTTCATATTAAATTTACCTTGGGCAAATTTAGCCATATTACACCAAAATGTTACGTGATTCGTAGAGATTAATTACAGGTGCTACACGATATCCTAATAGGCTTGTCTTTTCTCTATAGGCATTAAGTACTTGAGCGACCACTTGACTAAGCTGTACATCAGTTAATGACTTCATGGTGTCAAGCAGTTGAAACACATTAACATTGTCAATGCGAGCTTGATTTAGTAATACTATAGCAGTACTACGAGCACTTTCAATGTCAAAACCACGTTTGACAAAAAATGCTATAGTGGCATCAATTTCACCTGCGGGGAAGCTCAGCTGATTGACAAAAAATTTATCAAAAAATTGTTTAGTATCTGGAGGAGATGATGGAGCTCCTCCCGGTAAATTACTAGCCACCTCCACCTCCTAATATTAATGATTGAGCATTGTTGACACTATTAGCGGCATTTGCGGCCGCTGGAAATATAGTATTTTGTATGCCGCCAGCTCCTGGACTAACTGACGGTGTTAATAATCCTGGAGTAACTGCTGTAGCAGTCTGTTGTGTATTTTGATAAGCATTGTTTGTTGTCACTAGATTAGACAAAAACGAACTGGCGTTATTAGTAAGGTTAGTGTTATTGACAAGAGACGGTGTTACTTTAACCGGATCTTTCTGTCCTTGCAGAGGGCTTAGAGTCTGATCATAATGCTCTTGACCAAAACCAATTGGATCTCCTTGTGTTACATTACCAAAGTCATAGCTGACAGCTTCATAGCTGACAGTCATTTGAAAATCGTGAGTGTCTTTGCTAGCATAGTCTACCAGTGAATGATCCCACGACTTGATTATAGGATTATAAAGAGTATAGCTGACATATTCGTGTCGGGCCATTTGATAGATTTTTATATAGCTAAAGAATGGTTGAGTACTGCCGTTGTCTAGACCGTATGGATTATTAATATAATCATAGCTTCTAGTAGCATTTCTATTGTAAGCACCCGGAGATGTCGCACTAGTGCTGTCTGCAAAATAGTAACTGTAATAATTTTGCCACAAGTTGTTGATCAAACTCATGTTGTCGTCATGAAGTTTAATTGTAATATCTTCGTACTTGTGAAATGTTTGTATTTGTTTTTTACGGTTATATTGATTAACTTGATCAACAGTAACAGTAAATTTTGGCAAGGCAACACTTTTTACTAACATGCCTATTTCGTTACCATAACGTTGTACTAGATCTAGTGTTTTAACTGTGCCTGTGTTAATACCAAAAGCTACATGGAATAAAAAATTAAATTTAGGAGCGAGACGAAACTGATCGTCTACAAATAGACGAGCCGCATGTTGTTGGTCTCGCAACAGAACATTAGTGCTATTATTTAATTGACTGTTAAGTGTGAATGCCATACAGTATTTATCGAATGAATTAACTGGTCAGTTAATGGCAACCTAATAAAAAACCCGCCTAAGCGGGTTTTTATTAACCACCACCGTTGGTTTGTGTACCGCCAGCACCAGTTGCCATAGTGCCACGTGTTTGTGTAAATCCTTGTGCGCCCATTCCGCCAGCTGGAATAATCTGCTGTGCGTTGTCATATTGAATACCTAGGGTAATCATTTGTACATCTGCACCTGCATATTTTAACGCTTCGTAGTTGGTGTCGGCTAGATAGCAACCATATAGTTCCCACTCTTCTAGTACATTAACACCTTCAGCACCGTTACCGCCGTCTAACATTTCGATACGCATCAAGAACTTGTAGTCGCCGCCTGAAGCCGCACTGCTTTGTTCAAAGAAGTCGAATTGTTTCTGATTCTGTTCGCCAACTAACTTAGTAACAGCGTTGGTAACGTCATCACGTAGTTTGACAGTTAGTTTCTGCCATGTTGGTTTGCCAGCATAGTGAATTTTACTGTTGTAAACTTCAATAGTCTTGTCTTCAAACTGTACGTTTGGACGAGCGGCTTCTGATACTTGCTTGGTTAATTCAACAGTTTGACCGCTAACACCAAAGTTTTCAAAGCTAATTCTAAAACGATAGCTTAGTTTTGGCATCAACAAGCCCTGCGTTGCAGAGCTTTGATTGCTAGCTAGTGGTACTGTAAATCTTGATAAACTTGCGATTGACATTTAATATTCTCCTAATTATACGCCGCCTAGGCCTTTAATTGCTCCAGTATTTTTCAAACGCAATGGAATGTAAATGAATTCCACTGCCTTAACTGGTTCAATCGCAATATCTAGGTATAGCTCACTGCGATCTATTCTTGCAGGTGTGTTGTTACTTGTATCACAAACTACTAAGAAGTCATAGATAGCACGTTGACCTACTAGTTCTAGCAATAGCTGTTCTGCTGCCTGTTTAATTTGGTTACGTGTAATTGTATCGTTTGGTTCAAAGATGTATGGTTTAGCCAATAAATCTAGCTGACGACGTAGATACACTACTAAACGTGCCACGTTGATACGATCTAAACTGCTAGCTGTTAGCTGACGAGTGTATTGACCGTAAGCAACTAAACCAGTTCCTGTTAGATATGTTACTGGATTAACATGTACACCTGCTAGTGTATCACGTTGTCCTGTGTTCAGTGCTACAGCCGTAAATTCTCCGGTAGCTGTGTCAACATAACCTGTTGAACTTGCATTTGTAACACCACCACGACGTGTACCAGCTGGTGCAAACCATGGATAAGAAACATTGTCGCTTAATGCGATTGTACGTAGCATCATATGGCTTGGCGGAACAACAATGTTGTTACCTAATAAGTCAGTTGTATAACCCCATGGATAGTAAACACCCAAGTATGGATCTGTAGTTACTAGTCCTACATCACCGTTGTCTGGTGCAAGGTTAACGTTGTTACCCCAATTACTTAATGTTGTAGCATCAGGTGTTAAACGTGCTGGTGTGTCACCGACTACAAATGTAGTTAATCCACGATCATAGTTTAGGTTCACTAGTGGTTGAATCATTTCTGGGTAACCTGGGCAAGCCATCAAGTTAAACACACGTGATTCTGTGTCACGGATTTGTTGATTGCTGTTGGCCAGTGCTTCTAGTGCTGACAATACAACTGCACGTTGAGCATGGCGGCCAAACTGTCCTTCGCCTTGATAATCATTTGGAGCTTGTGAAACCCAACGATCAGCAAAGTAGCTGGTCATTACTTCGTTGTTATAAATTGTGTTGCGTAAGGTTGTGTTAATGTAACCACTTACATATTTCTTAACATTATAGCTTGAACGACGTAGATTCCACAACAATGTTCCTTTTGGATACAGTGCTGGACTTGGGCAGTCTGGATCTACAAAGTTTGAAGTTAATAGTGCAACGATTGAACCAGCTGTGCCTGATGTTGCACCACTTGTTCCCCAACGTGCATCGGCAAATATAATGCCGTTTTCGCTAGTATGGTCAGTGTTGTCAATCAGTACCCATTGTTTAGTCAAGTAATTATACTTGTAGATTGTTGGGAAATCATCTAAGTTAGCTGTGCTGATCCATATATCACCGTTGGCCAATGCAGTTCCACCGCTTTGTGTTGTAGGCTGTGATGCTGAAACGATTGGACCATTTGGATCTGTTGTTGAACCACCTGCTTGGTTTTGTGTATAGTTTAGATATCCAACCCAACTTGTTCCGTTGTTGACCATAATATCAACATCAGTAACTGCTGAATCATACCAATATGTACCGTTTGCAGGAATCGCTGTCGGGGCACTTGCCGATGCTGTGTAGAAACTTGCACCTGAAATTGTTGGACTCCATAAGCTAGCTACATAAGCATTGGCAGTACCTGCTGGGTTAGAGAAGAAGTTAGCTGTTGTACCTACTGCAAACAGTTTGCTGATTGGCAAATTAGTACCGTCTACAAAACGCATTTCGCCGCCGTCATTATGAATAATTGTAATTGAATTATTAGTGTTTAGGCTAGCTTGAACATTAGTAAATCCTGCGGCATTGATAGCTGTTAACAGTGCCTGTGCATCAGCACTAGTGCCTGCGGCTGTAAATGAAACTGTTAGTGGTGTGCCCATTGCGGCTTGACCAACATAACTTTCACTTAGGGTGAATGTGTTAGTTCCTGATGTAAATGTACTAGTACCAATAATGTTTGACACTAGGGTTGTATAGCCTACACCAGTACGGATGTAGAGTTTGAAGTTAGTTAATGACGAAGCCGCTTCGCCGTCGTTATACTTGGCATATACTGTACCAATTGGCAAGTTAATACCACCACCTGTTGGATCTAGGTAGTAGTTAGCTGAACTGCCGTTTTGGTAAACGCCAACTGTTTGTGCTTGGAACGCTGTAGCAGCCGCATTGTATTTTTGTACAATAAAGTCTGCGCCTAGGTTAGCAGTAGTTGTTTTCAACCATAGGCTACCTGTTGGAGCACCGTTAACTGATGCTGTAACGTCTGTGATCTTGAATAGTGGAACACTTGTATGTGCGCTGATCTGTAGCTGTGGAGCTAGATAAATCCAGCTGGTTGCTGACAAGTTTGAACCTTGATTTAGACCAACTTTGGCAACTGTTGTACCGCTGATTGTGATCGCACCTGGATATGTAGGATTGTTTGTGTTAGTACCATTGCTGTACAACACTAGATAATTGTTAATCACAGCTGAAGTAATACCAGCTGAAGTCAATGTTGAGTTACTGTTAATTGCTGTGTTCAACCCAGCTAGGTTAGTAACACCAGTAATACTTGTTCCGTTAATAACAATGCTATCACCGCTTAATAGTGTTGGACTTGCAACTGTACCTGTTGCTGTTGGCCAACTTGCGGCCCAAGAACTTGTACCAACTTCAACCCATGTACCAGCTGGAGTGCTAGTAAGAGGTTTCTTGAACCATAGTTTTAATAGTGTAGTTGTGGCAACGATAACATACTGACCAATAGTACCATAGCTCGCTAGTGGAGTGCCACCGCTTACTAGTGTTGAATCAGTGATAACTGTTACGTTTTGTACACCAAATTGTTGTCCGCCTGTTGTAGTTGCGGCATTCTGATTCCACTGGAATACACCCCATTTTGTATCGGTTGTATCTAACCAATATGTACCATCTGCTGGAGGACTTGTTGGAGCTGTAGCTGAAGCAGTTAGGCCAGCTAGGTCGATGTCAGCACGTACAACGTATGCACGATTTGAAACTCCCAAGAAACTATAGGCAGCTTCTAGACCATATTCATTTTGTTCGCCTGCATGAATTGGGTTATTGCTAGAATCTGTATAGAACGTTGGAACACCAAATGTGTCGCTTAGATCTTTCTGACTTGTTAGCAAGTATACAGTACCTGCGTTGGCTTTTAGTGTACCAGGTGCTGTACCTGTTCCTGCGCCATTTTGTTTGTTTTGTGCCGAAGCAACGATGAATAAGGGTACGGTTCCTGCGGCAGCGGGTGTATAGAAACTTTCGTCTATAACGGTTACGCTTACGCCTGGTGAACTTAATTGAGCCATTGTGTTATCTCCATGATGACATACTGTTAATGTATTTATGGCATTTGGATAATTTGTAGCTGTAATAACCCTATAAAAAGGCCGCAAAAAGGCTTAAATAAAAACATGAGACCTTTGTGTACATGCGGGCGAGCGCCTGTTGCAATCAACTATTACAAGGATGGTAAAGCATTTTACAGGAGTCAGTGCGGGCTGTGCGCCAGGGGAGTTAAACAACCACGCTGGGCAACTGCTGGTTATAAAATGCTAGACAAGTGTGACAAGTGTGGTTTTAGAACACCGCATCGTGAAGTGTTTACTGTGTTTCACGTTGACGGCAACTTAGATAATTGTCGACATTCTAACCTGAAAACTGTGTGTGCTAACTGTGCTCGAGTCCTACATAAAGAGGGCGTTCGTTGGCGTCAAGGGGATCTTGTACCAGACCTATAACGCTTTGCACTTGAGTGTATAGGTCGTCAATAGTTTCATTATTGTCTAAAGTGTAGTCAAATTTAGTGCCAACCCAAGCAGTTTCACTAGCGTGTATACCTAGAGTTTTTAGCTTTTCTTGGAACATTTCTAGCCCTTGATTAGCGTATTCTGCCACTTGATACCAATCAGGTTCGGCACCGCGAACCACACGGATTACAATGCCGCCGGCATCTTTAATTGACTTAATTTCATTAGGAAAACGGCAGTCACTAATAACTATGTCATCTTTCGAGTTGCGTAGTTTATTCTCTAATGATGCGATCCAAATATCGTCATGGAACGCTTTGCGGCAAACTTCTGTGCCCCAGTACTGTAGTACCCAGCGTGGAGTTAGGTTAGGCATGTTTAGGCGTTCTGACCACCACGGATCTACTTGTTCACGCCACTCACGTGCCATTTTTGTACGGCCTTCAAGCATGGTTCTATCCCAACCAAATACTTGTGCTACAGCATCTTTCAAACTGTTGGCAAAACTTTCTCGTCTAAATCCGTGGAAATTAGTAAGATAATCGGCAATGGTATCTTTGCCCGAACCAATAAAACCACACACACCTATGATCATAGAACCCCCTAAGTTACTGCTATTATATAACAGTTTTATTACAAGGTCAAATTATTTTTAGCCAAGAACGAAATAGTAACCAGTACCGCCTGCTACTAGAGTTTCTAATTCTTTATCTAGTTTATCCAATTCTTCTTTACCAGAGCTTAATAGAGCAGTACCGTTCAACTGTATGCCACTTTGCGGGCCCGCAATAGATGTAAATTTGCTACGTGCTTCACCTAGCATCATTTTAGCTGTGGCTAAGGTGTAGTCTTTTAACCATTGTTTAGCGTAAGTGTCTTGCAACAGGACCCAGTCAGGGCGGAAGTTGTAACTTTGCACTAGAATCTGTTCGCCTTGTGCGAAAGGACGTTGTAGTATGTTTAATATGTGTGTAGTAGGTTTCCAGACAAATTCTATGTATGAACCAAACATACGACCTACTAATTTTTGGTATCCTGCAAACATGTCATATGTTGCTAGGCCGCCCATCATGCTACCTGACATCAAATATGTATTTGTATATGCCAAGTTAAAGGGTTCAAACAAAGTACCACCAGCGCCAATACCGGTACGGCTACCGATAGCGCGGCGAAATACTTGACGAACTGTAATAACTTCATCCGGTAATCTGTATTCATTTTGATCCTGTATCAGCTCTAAAAACATATAGCTTTCTTCTACAGCATTAGGGCTACGTTGACGATAGCGATTGATCGCTCGATCTAGCGCAGTTTCATAGTGCGCAGGGTCTAATTCAACTTCAACCATGCCGTCGCCCAGCATAAGTTTGACATAATCAAATACTTTATTACGTTCTGCTGTGGAATTTGACGTTACTGACGGTGCTAGATCATCCATATTTTTGCTCTCCAAGTATATTTATCCTAGCTAAATATGATTATGCCACGATTATCTTTATATAAACCAGAAAAAGGGCTTGATTACAAGTTCATGGACCGTCAGGCCAGTGAAATGTTTCAAGTTGGAGGTACTGATTTGTACCTACACAAATACCTAGGACCTAACCAGGGTGTTACGCAAAGTGCTGATCAGCCCGTATATGGTACACAAAACGTGGCCAACATACAAGATCTACTGTTTTTAGAAAATCGAGATCGCGCATATGATACGCAGATCTACAGATTACGAGGACATTACAGCGTGTCGAACATTGACTTTAACCTAAGTCAGTTTGGCCTGTTTATTGACAATGACACAATCTACATGACTGTGCATATCAACGATATTATTAATACTATAGGCCGTAAACCTATTTCAGGCGATGTTTTTGAATTGCCGCATTTGCGTGATGATTTTGCACTCAATAATTTCAGCGTAGGACTGCCTCGCTATTATGTTATTGAAGATGTAGGTCGTGCTTCAGAAGGTTTCAGTTCTACTTGGTATCCACATTTGTACAGATTAAAGTGTAAGAAGGTAGTAGACAACCAACAGTTTGCACAGATCTTTAATCAGCCAGCAGTTGATGCCAACGGTGATCCAGTGGCCAACACTACTCTGCGCGACCTATTAAGTACGCACAACCAAGAGCTGTCTATTAACGACACTGTTGTAGCACAAGCTGAAGCAGATGCTCCTAAGAGTGGTTACGAAACTAGACAGTTTTACACACTAGCTGTTGACGACAAAGGCGTTCCTGTACTTGAAACTGCGGATGATGCTACTATTGATGCCAGTACAGTTGGAAATGTTACAGCAGATACTACTGTAGGCATACCTCCACGTACTGGTTATACCGGTTATCTAATCGGCGATGGCTATCCTCAAAACGGATATGCATTTGGTTTTGGTATACAATTTCCGGCAGCGCCTACAGACAACGACTTTTTCCTACGCACAGATTTCATGCCTAACAGACTGTTCCGATTTGACAGTACTCGTTGGGTCAAAGTAGAGGACGCTGTTCGCATGAATATGACTAATAACGATACTCGCAACACTCTCAAAACAGGATTTATCAACAATACTGCGGCCACATATAATGATGAGGTGGCTACAGGATTCAGTCATAATCCTACACAAATCACCGGCGAGCCTAACGGATATATTACAGCTGGCACTACAGTAATATTCACACTAATACCTTATACTACAGCACCATATGTTGTATTAAAATTAGATACACAGGTATTAGATTTTGACACTACAGTTTATACCAGCATGTTAAGTCAGTACACATATACTGACCCGATCGGTGTGCAGTCTTCTAAACTTAAAATTACACTGCCTGTGATTAATTCTGTACAACAAACAATTCCATTTGCAGGCGTATGGGCTGTAACATTGTATAACTATAAAGAAGCTCAGAGACAAAGCCTGTCTTCAGCTCTTAAACCTAAGGCGGATTTCTAATGTTATGGTTTTATGATGGTCAAATAAGAAGATATATCACACAAACAATACGTGTGTTCAGTAACTTTACGGTCAAATATGGAGACGGAACTCTTGTACGTGTTCCTGTAATGTATGGAGATGCTGACCGTGCAGTGGCCAGTATTATTCGTAACAACTCTGAAAACAAAGTTAACTCTGTACCACGTATCAGTGTGTATGTAAGTCAACTTGCACTAGATCGTGAACGTACTAGTGATGCTACTTTTGTCAGCAAAATGCATTTCCGTGAAAGAGATTTTGATCAAACTGGTCAAAATTATACCAGCGGTCAAGGACGTAACTACACAGTAGAACGTCTAATGCCGACTCCTTTTAAACTCACTATGAAAGTAGACATTTGGACTGCCAACACTGATCAACGATTACAAATACTAGAACAAATATTGGTATTGTTTAATCCTAGTTTAGAATTACAAACCACTGACAACTATATCGACTGGACCAGTTTGAGTGTATTAAACCTTACAGACATTAACTGGGATTCAAGAACAGTTCCTGTAGGCACAGATACTCCGATCGATATTTCTACATTGACTGTGGATACAGGTATTTGGATCAGTCCGCCAGTCAAAGTCAAACACCTTGGCGTTATCACTAAGATTGTTACCAGCCTTTGGGGCTCGACAGACACTTCACCTACTGGCTATATCGAAGGACTTGGAGAAGATCCGGCAGGATCTATAGGAACTAGCAGTTTCTCTGATCTACTAGCTGAAAATATCACGACTATTACTGACTACATCCTACAAGTTTATAATGGACAAGCAGTTATACTCAGCCCAACAGAAGGATTTACACCGCGTGAACCTACTCTAGATATACCTGTTCGTAATGGTGCTCCGATTGATTGGAACATAGCACTTGGCCAATATCCTGGAAAATTCACAGCAGGCTCAAGTAGATTGTTCTTAACACAAAGCAACGGCACAGAAATAGTTGGAACTGTAGCACTAAATCCAGTTGATTCAACTATTATGATTGTCAACTGGGACCGTGATACACTAGTGTCTAACACTGGTATAGACAGTTCAGGTGTATTTGATTATATGGCAGGTTATAATGCGGCTGCCAGCTATCGACCTAACAGTCCTGGAACATTTGATGCTATTATCAACCCGTTAACCTACACTCCAACAAGTCCAGCTGCCGGTACTAGATATCTGATTATTGAAGATATCGGTTCAACTGCTAACATTAAAGACAATCAATGGACTGGCGCAACACCTGGAGCGTCTGCTACAAACTATTCATCAGTATGGGGAACACTAGTCGCTAAGGCCAACGATATCATAGAATATACAGGCACAGGATGGCATGTTATATTTTCACATGCTCAAGAAGCAAGTACCATGGTGTGGCAAACTAATATATACACTGGAGTACAGTATCTATGGAACGGAGTTTCATGGACAAAGAGCTTTGAAGGTGAATATCCTACAGGATCATGGAGACTAGAGTTATAACAGAACGCATAGTATGTAGCGGAGCATTGTTCTACGCTAAATCTACACGACGTTTCTTGTTATTACAAAAAGCCCATGGCAAACACGAAGGCACCTGGGGGCTTGTAGGTGGTACTACTATCGAGGGAGAAACACCTTGGCAGGGTCTACAACGCGAAATACAAGAAGAATTAGGCTTTGTTCCTTCAATAATTAAAACTATTCCGTTAGAAACATTTGTAAGTAATGACAATGTTTTTAATTTCCATACTTATTTGTGCGTAATAGAAAACGAATTTATCCCAACTCTTAGTGACGAACACTCTGCTTGGGCTTGGGCAATAATGGATCGTGCTCCTAAACCATTACATCAAGGCCTGCGTAATAGTTTTTCAAATAAAACTATAAGAACTAAACTACAAACTGTGTTTGATCTCGTTGATCTAATATAAAAAAAGGACCCGAAGGTCCTTTTTTATTGGGTTCTAATTAGATTAGAAACCGCGTGTGTACTCTAGAGCAACACCATTAGTCTTTTCGTCACCGCGGTTTTGGAAGTACTTGACTTCAACTAAGTCTTTCTTAGTAACGTCATAACCGAAACCAGCTTTCCAAGTGCGTGTTAGATAGTTGTTGTTATCTGCAAATGAATCACGGAATCTCCAACTAGCTAACGCAGACAATTTGTCAGTGATAAAGTATTCAGCTTTTGGTTCTACTGTGTAGTAGCCAAAGTCTACTGTGTTACCAGCAGAATTAACACCGTTGAATACTTCACCTAGACCCAAACGTCCACCTAGGTGCAAGCCTGGGTAAACTTCATACAATTTTTGAACACGAGCTTCTGCTGTATTCTCAATTGGGTTTTTATTACCGCTAACAGAACCATCATCACGGCTAGCACCTACTTGAATGTCGGCTTTAACACCGTTGTCAAACTTGACATATGGTGCAATCTTGATTGTGTTTGTCATTGTGTTTGGGGCTTGTGTGCCACGCTCACGTTCAAACTCAGTGCTGATACCTGTTTCAGCTAGTGCTGTACCGCTCAATAATGCGGCAAAAATTAATGTTAACATCTTATTCACTTATAAATCTCCTTAATTAAGTGTAACTCTGTCATTTTACAGGAATGTAAAAACTCCTGCAACCGAAACGAGCAATAAAGCCCATCCGATTAGTGCTGTGTAGTAAGTAGTAAGAGTTGTTCCAAAATAACGCTTACCAATCATTACACATTCGTGCATTGGGGTCAGCAAGTAACCACAATAGTCTAATGCAAAGAACCAAAGTAGGTATTCCCTACCAAAGGCACTTGTCATTAGCACAGTCAGTGCGGCAAATTTGCCGTCACTGCCCATTGAGAAACTGGCTAAGAATGTTAGTAAACTGATAAAGAACACACCTTTAAATGTGTGCATATCTAATCCTATGCTCTTAACAGCTTCTTCAATCCAAGCGCGATGCTCTTGCATATATCCCGAGCTCGCAAATACTACAGCAACGATAGCCACTGTAGTCCAATTAATATAACTGTTTAACTTTTTAATATCAAACGATCGAGTGATTAGTATATAATATACTAGTAATGCACCAAATACTGGAAATACTGCTTCGGGACCTTCGCCGCCCATCAGCATATAGGCCACAATGGCTGCCAAGAATGGCAGTGTATTTTTTGCAAAGTCTAAGAATCCTGTAGACTCTGGACATTCTGCAATCACTACTTCGTTCTCATCTACCGCTAACCAACAGTACAGTACAATAAACAGGAAGCTGACAGCAATCAATGGCGCCAGCATGCCTAACCATGCGGCATATCCAATACCAAAAGCCGCCATAGGTAGCAGTACGGGTTTTTCAATCGGACTCCACATGTAAAAATGATGAGTGGTTAAGAAATCGATAATACCTAATTTTTTGCGGCTGGCATTATCACCGTTCACGCCAGTCGCCGTATCTAATATACCTGCTGACACTGTAGCACGACCTTCAATTGGCAGTATACCCGATACGAAACTCAGCAACATGATAACTAATCTGTTACTCTTAAATTTACTTTTTAAAAATCCATAGGTACCGGCAAATAGATTTTGTTCTTTAGCTATACCGCTAACTACCATGATCGATATTAAGACAAAAAGATAAATCTCGTCATCTAAATAATTAAAAATTTCCACTATTTTTTCTCCAAATTTCCAGCAACACTGATTCGTGTGCCAGTGCCTCTATTTTTACTTACCGAATGATTCATCCATCCTGGAAAGATTATGAGTGATCCTTCTTCTGGTGCGATTGAGTGCCTAAACCTATCTAAAAACCAAAATGTCAATGCGCCTGCACCTGGGGGTATTTGAACATAGTAAGTCCAAGCAAATGGACTATCTCCATGATGATGAGTGTTAGTACTTTCTAATGGACGATGTATTTGCCCCCATTGACTAGTATTGACCAGTCCTTTTTCAGCGGCTATTTCATTTACTAGATTTACTAGTTTTAATCCTTCACTGCCTTCTGGTATTTCAAACAGACTGTCTTCGCTAAGACCGCTATTGGGATCTTGGCTTACTCTAACGTCTATATGTTGTAGCACTTCTTTAGCCAGTTTACTGTTGTCTATGCCAGACAACATATACTTTCTAGCAGTTAATTCTAGCAGAGTAATATCTTCTATAAATTTAATCATTAGTTTATATTAAACGCTATACTAATGCGCTCATGATCAGTTTCATTCATTTCTACCCTGTGAGTTAACCAGCAGGGAAACAGTATTAATCTTCCAGCTTTAGGAGGAAATTTTAAACTTTCTTGCGGACTTTCATCTGCTGGAAACGCACCCATGTGCATCAATGGATTGGGATTCTGTAATTTTAAATTACCATCGGTTTCATTAGTTTGATAATAGTAAGTTCCTGCTATTCTAGTGTAAGGATGTACATGATCAAAATGTGTTCCTCCTCGACTGCTGAGATTAAACCAAGATCCCCCGAACTGAAAAGGCGGACCTTTATAATTTATAGCAACTGTATAGTCATCCACAGCTCGACGTATTGCCTGTTTTAAATTTATTAGATTATATTTGGCAATGTCGTGCGCATTACCGTTACCCCAAAAGAAGGTAGTCAGCATTGCACCTCCGGTTATAGCAGGTGTAGATCTGGATCTAATCTGCGGAAGTACCTGCTCAATTTCAGCTTGTACAGTTTGAAGTTCGTCTCCTTCGAGATCGCGTACAAAAACAGGAGTAGGAAACCAATATTCAACAGGCATAATTACTCCAAATTAAATGCGATACTGATTCTTTCATGATCAGTTGTGTTTATATTAACTCTGTGAGATAACCAACTAGGGAATAACAATAGTCTACCTACAGCAGGTCGATAACTTACTGCATCTATATCAGTACCATCTGCTGGAAAATAACTAAAATTAATATTAGGATTAGGATTTTGAAAACGTATTTTACCGTCGTCACCATTGGACTGGTAATAGTATACTCCGCTTATGCGACTGCGAGGATGGCTGTGGTCATACTGAAAGCCGCCTTTTTTACAAAAGTTAAACCAACTTTCGCTCATTTTAAAAATCGGATTTGGATAGTTTATTTCTCTAGCGTATTCTTTTATAGCCCACCCCACTGCCTCTTTAAAGATGTCTAGTTTGTATGTTTCTACATCGTTAACTTTTTCAAAATTAAATGTTGTTGTTACTGCATCGCCCCATGGGCTTGCATTTTCTTTACTACGAACATCTGGCAATACTTTATCAATTTCATCTTGTATTTTATTCAAAGCAATACCCGAAAAATTATGAGCAAATATTGGCGTAAAGAAGACATTTTGTATCATGGAATATTTAGTGAAGTAAATACAGGTGATGAAAATTTTAAAAAATCTTATTAGTCCAAGTGATTGTGCAGAATTGGACAAGAGCATTAGAGCTAGAGAACGCCCTATTGGAGATCGATTAGTACCAAAAAGTTTCAGCGCCTATGCGTTATTAGAAACTGAACAGTTACTTGTAAAATTAACTCCGCAGATTAGTAATATAGTTCAAAAAGAATTATATCCAACTTATAGTTATTCGAGAATATATTATACAGGTGCTACGATGCCTCTGCACACCGACCGTAACGCCTGCGAATACAGCATGAGCTTATGTGTGGGAGGAGAAAGTTGGCCCTTGTGTTTTCAAGACCGTGATCCGGTATTGCTTGGAATAGGCGATGCTGTATTATATCCTGGAATAGAACTTACTCACTGGCGTGAAGAATACAAAGGTACAGGATGCACACAAGTATTTTTACACTGGGTAGATGCTAACGGATCTTATGCAGAGTGGAAATATGATCGAAGACCTGCTATAGGAACACTTGAAAGTGATAAATTTTACTGGGGTAAAAGCTGACAATCCCAAGCAATAACTCTACGCTGTCCTGTGCCTTGCCAAGGATACACTAAATGCGGTATCCAACTTGGAAATATCAACATTGTTCCTACACTAGGTGTTACATGTACAAATCTCGAAGCTTTGGGATTTGAAGTAGCATCAAATAAAAAACTTATACAGCCGTCGGTTTCGGCGCTATTGTCATTAAATGCAGGAACTTCTAAATATAAATTACCAGAAATCGATCCGTAAGGATGAGTGTGAGCTACTTGATAACTGTTTTCTGGTTGAGTAATAGTCCAGCAGTTGGCTATTTTAGGCACTAGGTCTTCAGCATCTATGCCTGCACTTAATTGATATTCTCTAGCCTGTTGTTCAATCCAATTAACTAACCAATTCCTATCTTCAACACATGGCCATACTCTACGTTGCTCACCGCCTCGGATAGTAAGATAATCGTTTACAGGATAATCTTCTACAGTAGAACTACGTGTAAACAAGTCTCTACTAAGTTGATCGGCCTTAACTAGTATATCCTGCTCAACTTGTATTCGAGCTATGGGTATGGGATTAAAAAATTTACAGTGGATCGTTGACATAACTATCTATCACTAAGATACTACGCTGACCTTTACAAGGTTTTGAATTGTGAATCAAATATGCAGGCATACTCATCCACTCGCCTGGTTTTAAAGTAATTGTTTCTGCGAAATTGATCCCTTGCGCCATAGCCAACTGTCTAGGTTCTTGCAGGATTATTTCGCCGGTGCCCTGCAGATTTATAATTGTAGTGACAACTTTTGCAATACCTACATTATGAAAATGTGGATCTTGATATCCGCCGTTATCATATTCGACTGCCCAGATATTTTTTAATCTTGCAAATTTAATTTCTTCCTTAATTTTATTAATTTCAGGATGTAATAATCCTAGCCAATCAGGTTCGGGTTCACCGTATTTAAAAATATATTGCCAGCCATTTTGTGTGGTAGATTCTACAGCACCATCGGGGTCAAGTTCTCGTTCAAATTTAACCCACTCATTATACATTTTAATGATTTGATCTGATAATTCAATGCGGCCATGCCACGTGGGTGTAACAAATCTAGCTTGCTTCATGTTTGTAAATCGTATTTTTTAAATACTCGTAGAGTGTGGGCTCCATATCGGTGGCTGCCTTCCAATAGGTCTTTTTCTTTTCAAGTATTTTAAAAGTTTCAGCATAGACCTTTTTATAGTCAACCCCATCTCTATTTTGTTTTAACTGTATTGCTGTAGGATCTAGAATCATGTAGTTCATACCAATGCTAATTCTAGTAATGCCTGCACTTACAGGAGCGATACCTGAAAACATTTTCCTATGCTGTAGATCATAAAATCCTTGGAAGGGTTGAGGTTTTAAGCTAGGTAATCCTGGACTATAGGTTCTATCTCCGTTAGCAATCCAATAGTTTGTATCGTTGCGTATGCTGAGTGCATAGTGCAATGCTACAAATTCTGCAAAGTTTCTAAAAATCTGTAGGCAACTGGCATTGTAGACATCGATATCCCACTGTTTGACTGCTGGCCGATCTAGTGTTTTAATCAATTTAAATAGAAATTCATGTACTGTGAATAATCCGTTACTTTCTAAAGGTTCTATAAACCCAGCACTAAGACCGATAGCTACAACATTCTTTACCCATGTGCGATTGTGTATACCTACACGCATAGAGATATCTCGATATTCTAATACATCGACTTGTTCTCTTGTTTTAGGACAAGCAACTTTATCGCTCATTAGATGTTGTTTAAATTCTTCCAATGCCTGTTCTGGTGTAACATACTTGTCGCTATAGACATATCCAGTACCGAGACGGCTCCATAGAGGTATATTCCAAACCCAGCCGTGTTCTATAGCAGTACAATTTGTATAAGGTTCTAATTCTAATTCTTTATTTTGATAAGGTAATCGAGTAGCCCATGCACGATTGTTAGGTAACATGTCTTCGTAACTGTCAAATGGTTCTCGCATAGCACCTGCAAGTAACATGCTTTTCCAGCCTGTGCAATCTACAAATAAATCTGCGGTAATGTATTCACCGCCGTCTAATACTAGACCTTCAATTCCATCAGAATTAGATTCTATGTCAACTACTTCGTTAGAAATATGCACCACTCCTTTAGGGATACAATAGTGTTCACGTAACCACGCACCAAATTTTGTAGCATCAAAATGGTAGGCGGCATGCCATTTAGGATCAAACTTGTGAAAAAATCCTTGACTGTTAGTGCTAAACTTGTTGGCATCTAGCAAATACCCAGTAGGATAGTAACTATGTACAAAATCTTGTACAGGAGTCTCTGGATAAAGAGCTTTTTTATAATACCAATCCTGTATGCCATCTACTGTATCGTCTAGTACAGGTTCACCAAAGGGATAATGAAATCCTCCTGAATCTTTTTCGTAAAAGTCTGTAAACTTGATACTGAGTTTATAACTAGCATCTGTATAAGCCATAAACTCTTGTTCGTCAATTTCTAAAAATTGTAGATAATCGTTAATCTGTGCGATCGTGCTTTCACCGACACCTACGATTGGTACTGTAGGACTTTCAATGACTGTAATTTGTTTATTAGGAAACGCCTTGATTAAAATAGCCGCAGTCATCCAGCCAGCACTACCGCCTCCGACTACAGTGATACGATCTACAGGCTTTATCATTTTATCCCAAACCAATGTTTAAGATACATGGCTTTCATGAGATTACGTTTGAAATTAAAACTTAGACTAAAGAAATATTCTCTACGCTTTAACCAACTGTGAGCTTTCTGGTCGCCGACTACAACTTCCATTTTAAATTTTTCATCAGTCATTGGTATTAACTGTAGAATAGGTGTGCCAGCTTTAAGCAAAAATCGATCATTTAGCACTTTCCACCACACCTGCGGATTTATTTCTGTACTTAAACTTGGATCTAGTATACCCATGTTATGTTCAAACGCAAAATCATCTCCATAGGGAATTGGAATCGCCATAAATTTTACACCTGGAGGTGCAATAATATGCCACGGAGTGTTAAATTTAATAATGCTACGCAAGCATCCCGGACGAGGCGGAAAGGGAGCGGCAATTTCATTGGCCATGTGTCCTGACACTAGATGCCCGCCATACTTTTCTGCTAGAGACTCGCTAGGAATAGTCCATTTGAAATTTTCCATATCCCCGTTAGTTTCTATCATAACGTCCCATGGCATTGGTACGATATAGCCTGTGCTCATTAGATCAAAAATACCGGGACAGCGGTACACATCAACAAATTGTTTTCCTTGTGATTGTTCTAGTTTTCTAAGGTACATCTTCCTAGCACCTTCTACCCAGTCAGGCTTATAATCCTTAGCTTCTATAATAGGATAGGCTTCTTCCATTCCCGGTATTGTTGTAAAAAATGTTATTTTTCTCATGCTCTAATCCTAATATTAAATGCTAAATTTATTCTGTCTCGGTTAGACAAGTTAGGTTCCACTTCGTGTGCCATCCAACTTGGCCATATAACTAAATCACCATCCTTGGGCGCAAAACTAAAGTCTCGCATAAACGGGCTAGTCTTGCCGCAATCTCCTAGTAGATTCGCAGGATTAGGAAATCTTAGATCTCCGCAATCAGTAGCTTGTAGATAGTATACTCCGGAAAAATCATCTTCTTTATGGGTATGCATAGTATTCCTACTACCTGGCGAGTTTATATTGACCCAAGCTACTAAATTTGGATTAGGTGTTTTTTCAATTGCTCTAAAGACAGGATCCTCCTTGTTATAGAATATCACAGCTTCAAGCAATAATACACTAATTTCATATGAAAGCCAACCTATATTTTTTAAAGGAAAGTCCATTCTAAAGCAACCTGGATTGCTAAATTCCATTGTTGGGCTAGATTGCGCTAGTGTATGTATTTGATTTAAAAGTGCTTGGCGATCTGTAAGACTGCCTACATCTGATTGTATAAAAATATCGGATCTAAACAGTGGTTCTCTAGTCATTACTCAACACTATACCAGTCTTTTAAAAATGCATAATGGTTAGGGAACATTTCTTTTACTAGAGCAACTCGTTGACTTTGGCTGTTGGTAAAATATTCAGCATACTTTTCTACATCTCCAAACAGTTTCTTTTTATGGCCGTCATAAACTCCGCCTGCATTGAGTACACTGAACCAATGTCCTACATGGAAACTACTAGTTGGATGTATAAAGAAATCTCTATTAGGGCTTGGTACAAACTTTTCTACAAAGTCTAAAACCTTTTTAGGAATCATATCAGGCATCTGTTGATGTATGTTATTCCAAAACGGTGTATCATTCTTAGTGCTAAAGTGATAGTGAGCCCATACAAAGGCTACGATTTCCCAGAACATGAGATCGTAAATTTCGTTAACTTCATTTTTAAGAGGTTGGCTCCAAACGCCATGTGTTCTATTCAACCCTTCAGTGATCATTTCAACCGCTTTAGTGGTAAATGTAATGCCTGTGGCTTCTAATGGCTCAACGAATCCGGCCGCTAATCCAACTCCCATGACATTTTTATAAGCTACCCGGTTGTGTATTCCACACTTCATATTGAGTATACGTGCCGGCGCTGAGAATTCATTTACTTTCTCACGTAGTTCTTTTTCAGCATCTTCATCGCTAATAAATTTACTACTGTATACATAACCGTTTCCTTGTCTTGTATAGATAGGAATAGTAAACATCCAACCTGCGTTCATAGCAGTAGCACTGGTATATGGAACACACTCAGCTTCTGGATCAGTATATTGAGTCTGTAAGACTACTGCACGATCACAAGGTAGTATGTCAGTGACGCTGGTAAATGGTATTCCCAGTTTCTTTTCTAACAATATTGATGCAAAGCCACTGCAATCTAAATATAGATCGGCAACATACTTGTTGCCAGCACCGTCTACTAGTGCAGTAATCCCGTCATCGTTTGTTTCAACATCTTCAATTTTAGTGTTAATATAGTTGATACGATCAATAATTAGGTCTTTAATTGCTTTGATAATTTCATAGGCGTTAAAATGCACAGCGCCAAATTGTCTATAACCGGTTTGTGCGTAGTTAGTGTCCATACCAGCAAGTTTAGGACTTTTATTAGCTAGAGCTAGTTGATAAGCTGGCAGCCAATCAAAGAATTCTTTCTTGTCACGTCCTAAAAAATAATCTGTAGTATACAAGTCCGGAGCAATAACTGTATTTTCAATAAAATCATTGTCAACAAAATAGTTTTCAGGTGTCCACCCTTTGAAATGCACACCTAATTTAAAAGCCGCTTGACTTGGCTTCATCCATGACTTAGGATCAAGTCCGCAGTCAAATAAGAATCTAGCGGTGGCAGGTTGCGTTCCTTCACCTACACCAATTGGGCCCATGTCTGTACTTTCTATTAGTGTAACTTCGCAAGGAAATTTTAAGTTTCTAGTGATGTATGCGGCAGTTAGCCAGCCGCTTGTACCACCACCGAATATAATAATTTTTTTAACTTTTGTTATGCTCATTTTCTAATCACCAGTACGTATAATCCGTTCCACCACTCTTTTCCATTTTCTTCGCTGTTTAACAATAGTTTTTTATAGGTTATGCGAGCACCTGCATCGTACAATGCCGCTACAGTGCCATCTACAGTTTCCTTCCAGTTGGCATCGTCAATGACGATAATTGCTTCTTGGGCCAGTGTACTGTAGTATAAACTGATTGCATCGTAGGTTGTTTTATAATCATGAGGACCGTCATAGAAAAACATCTGTATTGTTTCATACATGTCTGCCGTTTGAACATCAAACATGTTTGATTCAATAATTCTAACATTGCTATTACCAACATACGGAGTAATATTTTGTTCAAACTGAGCTCTGCTGTTAGGCGGGAGTTTTAGTTTATTGTTTTTATCTTGTACATTTTCAGTCCAGGTATCGATAAATGTAGCGTTCAGCGGATTATTTTCAAGTACTGCCGCGGCTGTTGCTCCAAGGTAACTACCTATTTCTAAATAACTACCAACACCAGAAGCTAGATGATTCAACAGTGTCTTAACACGTGGACTAGTTAGCCCCGGAATATCATTCCAAATTTTAGGAATACCTGATTGATGAATAGCCTCAGCTACATGTTTAACTAACGGACTATAGTCTAAGTCGCTTTTACGATCGTATACTTTATCGCAATAATGACAGTCCCAGCAGTCAAATTTACAATTTTTAATTTTTTCACGCCATAGTTCGATAGGTTTGCCAGTCATACCTGTTTCATCTGCCCATTGCATAAATCCTGGAGCAAGTATTTCTTCTCCTCCTACATATTTTTCAATGTAAGATAGCGTATCTAACAAGCGTTGATTGTCCTCACGGCCGTGCATTTTAAACACATCAATTCCTAATTCATCGAGATATTCATCCCAGTCAGCTCGCCACGGACTTAGGTTGGCAGTTTTAAGAGGAACTGAACTATCAGTTACTTCCCACTTGGGACAGCTAACACGACTAATTGGATCGTTGAAATACTGCGGTGATTCGGCATTTCTAATATTGTTATAATGGAAATGTTCTTCCATCATTGAACAATTACCTAGACAGCCTTCGTTGGCTAGCAGGCTGATAGTAATGTCTTTGCCCATAGTTTCTTTAATATACTCTTTGGCACGTTTAATTTTTAACAGTTGATCACGATCGCGCATCAAATCACGGTCAAGATTAATGTAGTCAAATCCTGCTTGTGCAAGATTGACTACTTCTTGGGCATGTGTAACTTCTCTTAAAATTGTGTTTTTAACGTAGAGTTCAGGAAATGCCGCTTTGATTTGTCCGGTTGCCATCCAGTGGGTATGTGGAATTGTAGCAATCTTAATACCAGCATCATATAACTTTTTAAAATTAACAATAAATGTATCTAAGTTTGCCTGCGTAGGTGCAACTTGTATGTTATTAAAGGTTGCACTAACGGGGATACCTAGATGTTTTTGAATGTTAAGAGCAGTATCAATTAGTGAATAGTGATTGTCTTCAATTAAAAAAACATCTCCCATAGCATCTTGTTTAAAAGGTGCTATGCGGCTAGTAAAATAAATGTCAGCAATCCAATCTTTATAAATCTGCAACCATGCATAAAAGTGAGTGAACTCTTGTTGATTTAGTTTTGGATTTAATGGTATGCTGAAAATCTTTCTTGGTTTTGTGTTAATCATTTAGGTTCTCCAAAGTATTGTAACCAGCCGGTTAAAATATATTTTTCATTACTCAATGGAGGATTACCTCGATGGGTATGTGTAAATGCCGCTGGCCATATTACTAGTCGTCCTGCCTTGGCACTTAGTCTGCGTTTTTGATAGAGGAATTCTGTTTCGCCTCCGTGTTCTACATCATTTAGATACAGGGAAAATACTGTTACTCGGGTACTGACATCAAATCCGGCGTTTTCGCAATGCCAATCATGATAGCCGCCACCTGGTTCTGTTTTCTGTAAACGAGCACTTATAACACCATGTTTTTCAATGTCGTGTAATATGCTAAATTCTTCTGCATAATCACCATAGGCTTTCCAAAATTTATCAAAGAAAGTTTTCATTATGGGATTAGCTTTCATTACAGGCAAACTGTCAAATTGCATGACAAAGCCAGTTTCGTCGTCTTTGTGATGAGCTCTGCCATCTTTCATAGACTGTCTGTCATAGACCAAGTCTAATTCTTTCATATGATTAAAATAATCAATAAATGTTTGGCATTCTTTGGCTGTTAAAAAATTATCAAACACTCCTATAAAATCTGTAAACATGCATTATCCCTAGTATTATATAGGTATATTTACTGAAATTATTTGGAAGTGAAATTAAATGTGATAGCTATGCGTAATGGGCTAACAGTAGGATACGAGCTTGCGTGATAGTGCTGTCCAGGGAATAATACAATTTTCCCTTTGGCAGGTTTAACTTTTTTCTTAACTGTTAGTTGACTAAATTTGGCTTGATCAGGCAGTAGTGTAGGCCAAGTTTCTTCGTAAATTGTTAAGTCCCCGTCACAGTCATTTACATAATACACAGCAGTCCAATGGGGGAAATATGCATCAACGTGTGCGGCATGCGGACTAGGATCAGCATTACATGTAAAAAGCCCGACTCTGATACGCTCTACAACATCAATCACTAGTTTACCACCTAGTGCTTTTTCTAATCCCATTAGTACCGGTTCTACTTTTGAAAGATCTTCAGAACGTTGATTATTGTTGAATACTATATTATGATAAAAACCAACTGCTCCAACATTTTCTATTTTGCCGTCAGCACCATATACTGAATCTAGAGTAAGGGCCCAAGGAAAACTTGGATGCATCAATCGTTTTTCAAGTCGATCAACATAGTCGACTGGCAGAAAATTATCTAACTCAATGATATCGTCTATCATTATTCAGATAAATTTACAGTTGCCGCGCCCCATTGTTGATCTTCTGCCACCACACTGCTAGTTGCAATTCCAAAACGATTATGTAAAATTGCTCGTGTTTGAATTACTTCGGTGCAGGCATCTATCTCGCTAGCAATAGATGCTTTGAGTGCGGCATTACGATCTTGATCTTCTTGACTTAAATTTTTGTAGTAGACAGTTAGTGCTAGATGCATCACCGCTTTCCAAAATTCTACCACTTCTGCAAGATCCGCATCGCTTAACTTGTATGTAAGTTGCGGTTTTACAGCATGCTCTTCCATAGAATGGATGATCAATTCTTCGTGTACTTCTGATCCCACTGCAATTTTAATCTTGTGCTCATGTGTAACTTTAGCAAATTTGGCCGCACGAGCTATGTTCTCAGGAACTTGAATATAGTTTATTTGGCTTAGATCAACACTAGATTCATTTTCTGGTGCGATATAAGCGCAGGTGTATGGGCCAAAACTGTACTGATCAAGAATTTCAATTTTTTGATCTAGTGCTGGGTGATTAAATGGTAGTGCTTCAAGGACGATAAACATCGTTAAGTTCCTCATCGGTAGGTTGATCAACAGCGTTCGGATCAGTAGTATGACGCTCTTCTACAGGAACGAGATTGTTGACATTAAATTCTATTTTATTAAGATCTTCCGGAGTATGGCCTTGCATAATACCAGCATAGTCTTTATCGGTTTGCATCAAGTGGCCGTGGGCTTGATTACGTAAACTACTACTCATAGCTTCTACTCTGAGTGCAATTTCATGCGTAAGTGCCAATGCTTCTTGTTGTTGTTGGCCGTCAAGTTGTGTAATAGCATCCATGTTACCGGCACTAACTTTACCGTAACCAACTACATCCATTGCGGCTTGTTTAGCTAGACGAACAGTCCAATAGTGTTTTTCCCATTCGTTTTCTTCATCTAGGTTACCAAACACTTCTAACCAGCTACGACCGTCTGGAGTTTTACCGTGAGGGCCAGCTAGATAATCTTTTAACAAATCACAATATTGTTCGCGCTCGATAAAATGCTGTGCCTTACGACGTTTATCACAAACATATTGATATTGTTGTTCTAATAGTTTTAATTGAATTTCTGCTTTTTTAATTGGATCTTCTTCACGATCAATCTTAGCTTGAAGCATCGGTAATTCAATTTCGTATTTGGCCATCATGGTAACATAGCGTTCGCATGATTCTTCAATACTCTTAAGTTCTAATAACCATTGGCGTACTGTAGCATAAGGAGTTAGTTGGCCTGACGGAACAAAACGTTCCATTTTAAATTTAGGATTTAAGAACGTAGCGTTAAGAGCCATTTCAACTAATCTTTGTTTGTCTTCTTCTAATTTATCTGCGTGTGTAGTTGGCGTCAGCTTGTCAGCTGTGACCATGTCTGCGTATTTTTCATGCAAATTTTCAGAAAAGTTTTGAATCTCGTTAGTCATTAGTATCCTCGATCAATTAATATTGAATATTTAATTAATCTCTCCAACCGCAATGACCAGAACTGGCGCCGCCGTGTCCTTTTGGTTCAAGTGTTCCGCCGTTTTGACTTCCGCTATCTGAGTTATAATAGTATGTAAACGAACGATTATTCTGGCCGCTAGGATCGTGTTCGCCTAGTAGGAAACCAAAGTCTTGGCCCATACCATAGTTGTCTTCACCAAAGCCCCAACCACCTGGGCGACCAAAGTTACTAGCTTGACTTTCACTTTCAATGTTGGTCTTACGATATGTATAGCCACCTGAATAGCTTCCTTCGCCGCCACCGTAGCCATAACCCCATTTGGCCATTAGACCTTTTTGTTGTCCGTGTGCGCCAGCTGAATAACCTAGGTTAGCAACAGCATCTGTTGGGAAATAGACACGCTGAGTTTGTCCTGAGTTACCCCACCACATGCCACGATACTGTCCGCTGATGCCTGCGGCATGATCGTTCCAACCATTGCCTAAGTTAGCTTGTGTTTCGTTTGAGAAATAGAATTTATTGATCGTACCAGTACCTTCGCCTGTTACATAACAAGCATAACGCTGGTTAAAGATTGTACCATTGTTGCCACCACCGCCTGCGTTGTTACCTGAGACGTTTTTAGTTTCTGTACGCAAGCTGAATCCTGTTGGACCGCCATTCCAGATATAAGTCTTGTTATAGCTAGTGCCACCTGACTTGTAGTGATAGTTATCAACGTTACCGTCACCTAGGTTAACAGTAGTCTGTGTTGAATTTGTTGTACGATTTACGTTTGACCATAGGCTTGAACTTTGATAACCGCCAAGCATATAAACAGTTGTTAAAATCTGTTGATACAACCATGGAACTGATAGTGTTACAGTGTAGGTACGATCTGTAAAACTGTTGAATCCTGAGTTATCAGTGGCACGTACAGTAAATGTATATACTTGAGCATCAGTATTAAGACCGCTTGGTGTATAAGATCCACTCACTGTACCGGTACTACTGTTTAATGAAAAACCTGGAGGCAAAGCTCCCGAACTAATGGTGTAAGTAATATTGCCGTTAAAAAACGGATCAAATGTAGCGCGAGTGCCGCTGACTGAGTTTGATGCAGTGTTGCTGGTAACTGTTGTAGTTCCAAGAGAACCTGCTGCCGAGCTACCAGATGTATCTTGTGGGCCAACGCCTGGGTGATAACTTCCAAACCCTTTGACTTCGTTGCTTCCGCCTATGCTTCCTAAAAATGGCATGTAATTCTCCTAGTTTATTAACCAAATGATCCGTATTGACCTAACACGTTTGCAAATGAACCAGCTGGGTTCAATAAAATAAGTGTAGCAACGTCGACTTTGTTTGCACGTGGTGTTGGCGCTACGCCGCCTGGCCAAGTAATTGAATATCCACTACCGTTAATCTGTATGCTTGTTGGATAATAAGCAGTACCGCCTTGTATTAAAAATAATGTAATAGTAGTTGAACGAGCACCAGTTGTTGGTACGTTGGTAAAGTTTGGTACAAAGTTTCCGCTTAGACTGGTTAGATAAAATACGTCACCTGAAGCATAGTTTAATGTAGGTGATGTACCTGGACTAGCACTTGATACTAATACCTCTTGAATCTGCTGGAACGTGCTTAAGCCAGTGTTGGTAAAGCTGGTAAATGATCCGCTCACGTTACTGATGCTACCTGCTGTAGCAGGGTTAATTGTAACAGTACCTGACCCAGTTGGGCTCAATGTTACACTTGCGTTAGATGGATTCAGTGTTACTGTTGAACTTGCTGTGAGTGTACTAGCAGGTACGTTAACACCTCCACCACTAGTTACAATATAGTAAGTGCCGTCTGAAATTACAGTTGCCATAGACCCAGTTGCTGGTAAAACAAAAGTACTAGCCGCTGTACCTACTATTGCACCAACAAAGTTTCCACTCGGAGTTGATAATGTTACAGCACCGCCTGTGGTATTGTAAAATGTCATTGCAATACCATAGAATGCCGACGGGCTTGGTAGTGTTACTTGATACGGTGCAGTTCCTGCACATTCATAGAATGTACCTTGAAGAGGAGTTGACAGCACAGTAGCACTGCTAATTGTTAGGTTAACTCCATTATTTGCGCCTGTTGGGACTAGAGCTCCTGAGGTGTTATATCTTGCCATATGCTGTCTCTCTTATATTATGATGATAATGTCTCAATTCCCCAAACGTTGAAGTTAACGTTGGCAGAAGTTGCATAGCATGACAAATAGTAACCTGCTTGTATCGCCACACCTGTACGTTCAAGTACACCGTTGGGTACTATTACAGCGCCAAACTCAATATATTCATTTGAGTTTGGTGCTGTTGGGCTTACGTTTGTTACTGCTAAACGAATAGTAACTGGGGTTGAATTGGTATTAGTAATACTGATATTATAGATACCGTAGTAACCAGAGTTAACATAGTATAACTGTGTAAGTGTGCTAGCATTTGGGCTAACTGTTGCGACTCTTCCTGTTGGCATTTTATTTCTCCGTTATTTTTGTAAGAAGTATCCTAGAGCTAAAGGAGCTCCGTCGATACCTGCTCTGAAATCCATTTTGGTGCTGACTACAATAGTTGTAAAGTTAGTTGTAGTTATCACGTTACCGCTAATTGAAATCACACCCGATGTCAATGTATTTACGTTCAAAGTACTTGCTCCGCCACCTATCTGGGCTGTAATATAGCTCTTGATAGCTTTTTGGGTCGGTACAATGTTATCGCTGTTGGCTGTAAAGTAAGGATCTGTACTAAATTGTGTAATTGTAGCTGATCCAACTCCTAGGCTAACTGCTCCCAGTGTCAAGCTGTTCAAACCTGCCAAGTTAAATGCGGTAGCATTCAAGCTAGCAGTACCAGTTGCTTGTTGTACACTGAAATATCCACCAACGTTAAAGTTACCGTCTTGGTCAGTACTTGTAAAGAATGTACGTCCACCACCGTTACTGTTAGTTTGGTTAGCTGCCACCGCACTGGTAGTTATAACATATGGATAGTTAGTTGTAGCTTGATTACCAGTACCAATGTACAAGAAATCATGCCCTGTTAAACGCACTTGACTATACTTCAATCTTGTAGTAATTGTAGTACTGTGTGCTGGTGCATTTAGTGTAGTCAAACTTGGGTTAATTTGGAACTGCGCTGTGTATGAACCCGGGCTTCCTAATTGGTTAGTAATGGCAACTAACTTGTACCAAGTGTTAGGATTAGATCCAGTGTAGCTTAATGTTGCTGTACCATCTGTTGTTGTACCGCTAGTAAAGCTAGGCGGAGTTGATCCAGTTGTTCCTGCTACAGTAACAGTATACACGTTGTAGTTGTAGACTGTACTAGTTACACCGCCAATAGTTTGTGAACCTGTCGATGTAGCAATCAATGTTTGACCAACTGCTACCGGTGTGCTGGCTGTCCAAGTATTACCTGAATATATTGTTCCAAACTGTATGTTAGCACCTGGACTTGGTATGCTAAAGAAGTTTGCAACGTTGATAAATGTACTTGGTTGATATAGATCTTCGTATCCATCGCCAACAATACTTGTAGATGCAGTTGCATACAATGTACCACGGTTAGTGAAACTTGGATTGGCCATTGCACCGTCACCCATACGACTTGTTAGAGACGCTGTCTTAGTTCTGTTAGGATCAATTTGATAAGCAATTGGTCCTGCTCTATAGGTCATCCCGCTTATGGTTGCGGTGCTCAATGCCACTGCTGTTGCACTATACTGAGTCGCAGATATCTGGAATGATGATCCTGTAATGCTACCAAATACAACATAGTATGTTGTCAATACTGTGATGCCGCCTGCACTTGTTCCATAGAATGTTACAGGTTGATTGTTTTGTAAGTTCTCAGTGTTGTCAACAGTAATCACGTTAGTCGAAGTTGTAGTTGACGTTACGACACCTTTTGGATATCCCGAACCAGGTTCAATCATACGTGTTTCTGTTAGCACTCCACCGGCAGCTTTTAGTCGACCTAGTGCAGTAGCACCAGTGTGCATACTTGCACCAATAGTACCTGATGTGTTACTGATTGCTACCCATAATGGACTTGCACCAGCGGCTGTTACGTTTGGAGTACTACCAAACGCTGTAGTCTGCCAGTTGCTGACGCTTGGCATAGCCTGTAGTGACCAGTTAATGCCATCTTGACTTGTTGCGCATGCCTGTCCGCCGTTAACGCTAGTCCATGCACCTGCACCTTGGATCAATGTTAAGTTAGCACCGCCTTGTGATGCGCTGATAGTAATTTGGTTGCTAGTCGGCAATACTTGTGTTACATAGTAAGTTGTACCTGATGCCAATAATCCAAATGTAGCTCCTGCTACCACGTTGACTGCTTGGCTAGTAGTATTAGACAATGTTACATCTGATGTAGCACCATAACTTGTACCAACTGCCAACTGTGTTGAACTTACAACCTTAGTGATATAGTAGATGCTGTTTACAGTAACAGTTAGGCCGCTTGGGCTACCTGTTGTAGTTGATATAGCACCGCCACCTGGAGTTGTTGACAGGGTAAATGTTGTTGAACCGTTAGTAACTGTAATCCAGTATGTACCTGTACCGTTGGCTGTACCATTGATAGTACCTGTACCACCGTTGGTTCCACTGATTGCCACTTGTTGTCCAACAAACAATGAAGCCGCTGTACAACTAAATGTACCGCTAATGCCAGTAATAGATAAGCCACTTAATGACTGTGTGCTTGCAATTAAACCGCCCACTGAACTGGCCGCCGTCAATGACTCGCCTGCAACCATACCTGTTGTACTGTTAACTGTGATCAAGTTGTTAGTACCAGTAATAGTTGCCGCTGTCTGTGTTTGAGATGAACTTAATGCATAGCTTGTTCCAACTAGCGTGCCTGGGCTAATAGAATACTGTGAATTATTAACAGTATAACTTTGTCCAGTATAGCTAATCGGGCTTCCAGCAGTACCATTAGACTGACTTACGCTGACTATAAACTGGATACCTAAAATACTTTGTGGAGTTGAAATATTTTGTGATTGGTTGATAGTCCATGTAGAACCGCTACCACTACCACTAATATTAGAAACAATATATGTACCTGTTAAAACGTTAGATCCTTGCAATGCCATACCAACTGCAATAGCTTGACCAGACTGTGTACCAACTGTTAATGTTGTTCCGCTTATGGTACTGTTGCTCATAGTTGCTGTACTTGTACTTGTAATATAGGTGTTAGATGCAATACCCGTGCCTGTTAACAATTGACCAACTGTTGGGAAAGTTGATGACAAGTATGTTAAGAAGTTACCAGTACCACCACTAGTACCATTACTGATAAATCCAGTGAATGAAGTAGTGTTGCTGAGTGTTACCCAAGTTGCTGTAGTCTCAGACGCTGTACCTCCAGTACCTGTTGAGTTAGTTGCACTTTGTACAACACAGAATGATGCTGTGCTGTTGTTTAACTGTACTTGTGGTTGACCATAAGAACCCGATGCGCCAATTGTACCTGCCGCAGTTGTAATTGCGGAGCCGCCAAATGTTGCACTTAATGTGAATGTAGTAGTTCCGTTAGTAGCAATAACCCAATAGACTTGAGGTTGTCCTGTATAGGTGTAACCTTGGATACTACCGGCTGCTGGATAAGTTGGCAAAGGTTGATTGAATACAACCTGAGAACCGGTGTAAAAATAACTAAACTGTCCAGTAATAGTTGACGGTATGCTAAATGTACCACCGGTACCAGTTATTGTAATATTAGCACCTGGAGCAACTAGATATACCGGAGCAACTACGCTGTAGTTGGTGTTGAATCCACCTACACTGTTACCGCTGATAGTAATTGATGTATTACCAATAAACGGTATTGTTGTTTGAGTAGAGAAGTTTACCTGTGCAAATCCGCTAGCATTACCAACAATATTAGTAATTGTTAATGACTGTGTTTGCTGGACGCCGTATGTTGTTGCACTAGCGTTAGATAGCGCCATGTACAATGACGGAGCAGTTCCTGAGAATACAGTTAAGATCGTACCATTTATCAGTCCAACAAATGAGTTACTGTTTGTAGCAGTGATGTATGTACCAGCTGTAATAGTACCACTACTGGTCAATGTCATTCCGTTGGCAAATGTACCACTTGCTGTTGTTGGCACTGTTAGTGTACCAGCTGTTATAAATGCTGTCGCAGTACTTGCGGCTGTTGTAGTTGTTGTAGCTGTTAGTGTTTGTGTTTGTGTCACTGATGTAAATGTTACAGGAGCTCCATTGTACAATCCATTAACTGATGCTAGTGTCAAATAGTTACTTGTAATATTAGACGCTGTAATTGTTGTACCAGTTAGCGTACCAACTGTGGTTACAACCGCAGTACCACCTAACACTGTTGATAGTGTAAATGATGAGTAGCCGTTAGTTGCTGTAATGTAATAAGTTGTTGCTGTACCTGGATAACCGGTAATAGCTCCTGTTCCACTAATTGCTCCGCTGATTGTAACTTGTTGTCCTACATACAACTGAGCGAATTGGCAACCAAACTGACCTGCTATACCAACAATTTGTACGCCGGCTAACGTTTGGCTAGCTGAGCTTTGAGCCGCTGATAATGTAGAACTTGTTGGAGGAGTTACAGCAAGGAATAGTCCTTGGCCATAACGAACTTGTTTCCACTGTCCACTGTATGGTAAACCAAAATTAGAAGCGTACCAAGTTGCACCATAATTATAGCTGTAAGCTGTTGCATTACCGCCGCTTGCGACTGCAACAAAACGTCCGTTACCGTATGTGACACTGGTCCATGTTGTTGAACTTGGTAAATTACCACCAGCTGTCCAGCTAGCACCGTTACTGCTTGATACCGCAGTTACGTTACTGCCGGTACTGACAGCAACAAAGTATCCTGCACCGTAGGCTACGCTTGAGTATGTTACTGATCCAGTGATTGTTCTGCTAGTCCATGCAAGTCCATCTGAACTACTTGCCACTACTGGACTTGTACCAGTACCGCCGACTGCCACATAGGCACCATTACCGTAGGCAACCGATAAGAAGTTATTGCTAGGTAGTGCGCTAGAAGTCGCTGTCCAACTGTTGCCTAAGTTGTTAGGTGTTTGATAGGCCACTGTAGTAGAGTTGCTAGCTATTGCTAGGAACTTGGCTGCCACTGTAGCATTGTCTGATATTGTTACTGTTGGAGTTGATGTGTAACCACTACCATATGTGCTCAATGTAATTTGTGTTACACCATTTGTAGCAACTACTGTACTGATTGAGTTGGTATTTAATGTTGCTGTTGCAGTTGCCTGCACACTGGCGCCACCTCCAGTAATAGTAACTGTTACGTTGGCAGCTGAATAGTAGTTGAAACCATTAGTATTAACAACAATACTAGTCAATCTATCAGTAGCCGCGGTAACTGTTGGAGCAGAACTGTATCCGCTACCATTTACAGTAACAGTTACTGATTGGATCACTCCGTTAAGAACCGTACAAGTAGCTGCCGCATTAGCACCTCCACCACCGCTAAACACAATAGTTGGAGCTGTTGAGTAATTGATGCCGCCAGTGTTAACTGTTACTGAAACGACCTGTCCGGCTGTAACACCAGAACCTAATACTGCTGTAAATGTTGCGCCAGAACCACCTAGGCCTCCAACAACCGCTGTAGCTGTAGCACCTTGGCCTCCACCATATACCAAATCAACCCATGTGTTTGAATTTGGTAATGCGCCAGCACTTTGCCATGTTTTACCGTTAGTGCTATAGGCTGTTGTGGTTGCGCCTTGTGCAATCGCTACATAATTACCTGCACCGTAAGTACTTGCTATCCAAGTTGCTGGTGTTGAGCCAACAGTTCTTGAAGTAGCAGTAAAGCTAGGTCCTGTATATTGAACACGTGGTTCAACAATATAGTAGGTTGTTAAGTCTGTAGTGTTAGTAATTGGAGTACCTGGTACTACATGATCCCAACCTGCGGCAAACATAGCTGTACCTGCATAAGCAGTATAGTTTAGTCCTGTTGCGATAGCAGTAATCTGCACTGCTGTACCGTTCAGTGTTGGAGAAATACTAAATTGTGTACCTGACAAGTTGGCAGCCAATACATAATAAGTTTGACCTGCATTGATACCGTTGAAAGAACTGTTAAACACTACAGCCTGACCAGCTGCCAATGCGTTTGTTGCTGAAATCAAATTGTTAACAGTTGTTACTGCGGTGATTGTCAATGAAATTGCATTAGTATTGCTTAATGCTGTAATACCACCTGAACTAGCTGTGTATACGCTAAACTGTGTACTATTCAACCCAGTTGTAGTTGCCTGTACATAGTAAGTAGTATTAGCTGTTAGGCCGCCTACTGCTGTAGCAAACATCACTGGCATACCAACATATAATGTACTTGTTGATGTTGTTGTCAATGCATTAGTTGTAGCACTAGCACTTAAAATTACTAATGGTGCAAAGCTGTCTTTAACTACGTTGGCAACTTTACTTACGTTGTAGTTTAAAATATTTGCATATTGACCTACACCTAGACCAGCTGTAAGTTGAATACGCATACCGTTATAAGCAAGGCTTTGTCCAGTATCAGTTGCGGCGATTAGATAGTTACCAACTGCTCCGCCTGCATACGCGGCATTTCCTTGACCAGCATTGGCCACTGTAACATAGGTTGTTCCACCTACACTGCTTGTTGAACCATCACCGTTGTCGGTTAAACGACCTTCAAACTGAGCGGCATCACGGAATTCATCTGGAATCGCGGCAGCATTATTACCTGAACCGGTGATTGAAATCACTCCGTTAGTGTATGCACTACCTGCATTTTCAAATTCTAAACGTAAAATTTGAGCAGTACCGTCTGTTACTGTATTTGTAACCTGTGCTGGGAAATATCTATTATTGATTGTACCGACAAATGGAGTTTCGTATGTGTCAGTACCTTCAGCAACAACACCATATGTACCATATGAACTGTTACCGTTAGTAGCACGTATACGTCCACCTAGTTCTGCCAAGTATCCTGCATAGTTGTAGTAACAGAATACAGATACAAGTTCTGACAATGCACCTGAACCAGTTACCCAGAAACCAATACCGTCACTTAACACTTGTGTAAAGTCATTGGAAACGATTGACTTGTTACCACCTGCGTGTAGTGCGCCGTCTACTTTAGCACCAACGCAACCAAAACCAAATGTTGTTACGTTTTGTACATAGGTAGATTTGTTAGTTACCCAAACACGAGTATCTTGTGGGCCGTAGCCTGGGTCAAGTGAAACATACGCACCAGCTGTTGGACGTTTTGTACCAAACTGGTTAGCTGTACTTAGTGCGCCTGTTAGGCCACTTGTAGTCATGTTTCTTACACCGCAACCGTTACGTACTAAGAACATGTTGCTTAGTAATGAACCGTTGACAGCATTTAAGTATTGTTGAGCGGCAAATGTAGTTTTGTAGTTACCTGGATAGTTCAAGTCATAAATGATAGCATTGATGAAACTTGTTGTATCACGTACACACTTGGCTAATACATAATAATAGTTTACAGTCAAACTACCTAATGTTGCGTTAGTTAGTGCTACTGTACTTTGTGTACCGTAACCTGCTTGAACAGCACTAATAGTAAATGATGTTGTGCTCGGAGTAGTATAAACATAGTACTCAGTACCGGCAACAATACCACTAGCACCAACTGTTCCAGTGAATACAATTGGATCACCAACTACAAAGTTATGTGCGCTACTTGTGTTAATTACGTTAGTTCCAGATACACTTGAAACTGTACCGCCATAGCTTGCGCTAGTATATGCGGCAGCTTCGTAGGCAATGAACGGAATATTTGCACGTAATATTTCAGCACCTTGCATTGTTGCTTGAGTGTTGTTATATGTGTTTGTACCGTTAACTTGTGGAGTAACACCTGCTGTTACTGTTGCAGTTGTACTAACTGTGTTAGTAATAGTGTATGCTGTACCGCTTGCATAACTGTTTGTTATTGTTAAACTTGTACCACTTGGAATAGTGTTTACATAGTAAACGCTGTTAGGCCATAGTCCGCCAGCGTTATTTACAACCACATTCATTGTTACTGAGGTAGTTCCTAATGTAATTGCGGCTCCACCAAATGTTGAAGCAATAGTAATTACACTTGCGCTTGCTGACTGAACATAATAAATTTGGTAAGGAACAATATATGTTCCGCCGACTGTAAATGCTCCGTTAGCTGTTGTGCCATAGAAGTAAACTTGTTGTCCAACTGCAATACCTAAACTGGCTACAGTTGCACTTAAAGTAATTGTTCCGCCACTATTGCTAGTTGCTGTAGAAGTTGTTGTAATGTTTGCAGGTAAGCTAGCAAAAGTAATTGGCATACCAACATACATATTTGAAGTGCTACCAACTGTTAGTACGTTTGTACTTGTAGTTGCGGCAGTCAATGTTGTCGTTAATGGGCCAGTAATATATGCTACTGCATCGTTAATCAACTCACTAGCTTGAGCAACACTACCGCTAGCGGCAATCATCTTGCTCTTATAACCAATAAATCCAATCGATGCAATCTCAGGAGCCAATTGGCTATTGATAACTGTTTGTGCTGATGTTATTGCTCTCCAATAGCTCATACCTGCTTTTAAGCTGGCAAAGTTTGAACCTAATGCTAGGTCATAAGCAAGAGCTTGTACAATGTAACCAGTGTCACGTGAACATGTTGCAGAATTAAAGTTCAATGTTTGATAGAACTTCTGTACAAAACTAACTGTGTCAGCTTGTATTTCACTTGTCTTAGCTACTAGTGCGGCATAGGCAGTTTGCAATCCACTGCTTGCGAGTGCTACGCTAGCTGTTGGAGCAATAGTGCTTGATGTTGTAAGTGTTGTACTTGTAACTGAGTTACTTGTACTGATTGTATAGGTTCCTGCTAAATTTGGTGTGTAGAAGTTGTATGTTCCACTACCATTTGATGTAAAGTTTTGTGGGAATCCATAAGCATTTACTAGGGTAATTGTTGTACCTGTTGTGTATGTTGAGATAACATAAGTGCTTGCTGGAATACCTGTACCAGTAACTAGCTGTCCTGCAACAATACCTGTAGCACTGCTGACTACAAACGTGTTAGTACCGCTAGTTCCGCCACTAGCTAGTGTTGGACTTGCAACTGCTGTACCACCTGCTGTCTGTGCTACAATATATGTGCTACCGGCGATAGTTCCAGTTCCAGTTGAAGCTACAGTTAGTAATTGACCTAACTGAATAGTTCCACTTGCCACTGAAGTTACACTTAAACTTGTTGTAGTGATACTACCTGTAAATGTTGCTGTGCTGGCATTAGCTTGCGCATTTTGAATCCAGTAAATAACATCACCAATACGCGATGCCGCAAACACCGCAGCCGCTGTACTACCAGCACTACCAGTTGTAGTTACTGTCAATGTATTACCAGACTGTGGAGTTACAGTATTTTTCAATACTAAATTGTATACTTCATTTTGTAAGAATTGGTAGGATGCAATAGTTGCGGCCTTTTCACTGGCAGCTTCTGTTAGTACGCTATATGAATAATATGCACTACCGGCGATAACGCTTTGTGTATTGCCGCCATAGGTCATGTCATACTGTAATGCATCTAAAATATATCCAACGTCGCGTTGGCAAGTTGCCACGTTGATTGCTGAATATACACTTGGATAGTTGTTGTTGATGTAGTTTGAAACATCGTTCTTAATAAATGCGTAGTTCTGAGTTACTTGTCCCTTACCATCACCAAACCCTACTAGATATGCTGAATTATATCCTGTTGGAGTTGTAAAGCTAAATGCCGGAACTTGGCTTAGACCGTTAGTTAAAATATTTTGAATTAATGCAGTATTATTAATAACACTTGAAATAGCCGCAGTGCTTCCTGTGTCACCTGTGATTGCAGTAGTACCGTATAGACCAGTTACTTGACTAGATACAACCCCTGCAACAGTTTGATTACCTGTTGTTCCATTTGCGTAACTTACACTTGAGGTTGTTACACTAGTTACTAGATAGCTACCGTTGTAACCGGTTGGAGTTACTCCACTAACTGTGATTAATTGTCCTACAGTAAATGGAGCAGTTGTTTGACTAGCAAAAGTTAATGTTGCAGTTGTACCGTTACCGCTGGCTGCCACAGTTGCAAAAACTTGACCGTTACCGCTGGTAGCAGTTTGAACAGTGTTGCTGATAATGTTACTTAAAATAGCTTTGGTACGATTCAACGCATTAATTGACTTAGGTTTGTCGTTAGCTAGATTAGCAATAGCTGGTTGTGGTTGAACAACTGTTGAACGTAATTCATCGCCAACAAGAGCTGTGTATGCTGGAACAATGATCGGTAATACTTCATTGTATGTACCAGTCTTGATGCTCAATGTTGTGTATGGATAGACCGCTGGTTGGATCACAGTTGTGCTTGCCGCTTGAATCGCACCTGTCACGATAGCTAAATTTGTTTGTGCTGTCAGTGTTGATCCAGATTCAGCAGTTAGTGTTGTATCGATAATTTGTTTAGCTTGACTATTTGATGCAATACCAACCGATGTTTGATAGATTGTACTAGGTGCAGTGTTGGATAGCACGTTAGGAATCAATGTATTTTTCAAATAGTTAAAACTTGCAAGACTTTGTGTTGCTTGATAACCAAATGCTGTTGTAATAAATGCGCCTGCACTTGTAAAATAACTTTGTGCGGCCTGTGTTGATTTTAGAGTACCACCGTGTGTAGTATCAAAAATTGTTGCATCAATCAACAACCCAGCATCACGTTCACACTTAGATGTGTTATAGGCTAATGAAGCAACGTTAGCTGTGCTTGTTGTTGATAATGTTACTGGAGTTGAACTACCGTATGTTGCGGCAACTTGAAAAGTTGTAGCAGTAATTGATGATCCAATAACATAATATGTTTGACCTGCTGTTAGGCCGCCAGCACTTACACTAAATGTAATCGGCATGTTGGCGCTCATGTTAGCAGTAGTTGTTTGATAAGTTGTACCGCTACCTGGTGTACCTACTGTGATAACGTTAGTTGAGACAGTTGTAGCTGTAACGTTAAATGAATAGTTAAACACAGTCCATGCGCTAACTTCTTTCATCATGAACTGTTTGTTCTTGGTCAACAATGCTGATGCACTTTGATTCAAGTAACCTTGATCAATTAATTGGCAAGCATAACGAATTGTTTTAAATGGATTTTCTGGAGTAATACCAAAGTCTGTACGGTCTGTTCCTGTTGGAGCAACATACAACACTTGGTTAACTGCACCGAAGTAACCCCAGCTCGGTACACCACCTTTAGCACGTAGAACAGTACCGTCGCCGCCAATTGGTAAACGAGTTGGTCCGCCAGTACCATAATAGAATGTATCACCAGTAGTTGTTAGCTGAGCACTTTCTGATCCTGCTGTCAACAAATTCCAATATGTTCCAACTGTATCGGCAGCTGGTGTGTTTCCTGCACCTGCTGTGTGTGCCAATACACAAATGTAACTGTTTACGCCATAAAGAACAACATCACCGATTACATAACTTGTACCGGTGGTCCATGTTACAGCAATACCAGTGTATGTTATGCCAGTGATAGCACCAGCACTTGCTGTTACTGTGACTGTAATATCGTTAGCTGGTGTTAGGCCGCCAACACTAGTACCTAAAATCTTTAGTGTGTTGTTAGTTACATAACCGCTACCTGTAGCATTAACTGTTACAGAGTAAACTGAATTACTACGTGTTACATTAAATGTTGCTCCTGTACCACTTCCGCTGATGTTAGTACCAGTCACCGCAGTGTAAGAACCTGACTGATTGTTCCACTTAACACCGCTGTTTAATTGATTCCAATAAGAAGTATTTGGAGGAATTTGATTAGTATTGTCAGCGGTACATAGATAAGTATATCCGCCTAGACTGACCACGTTACCTGTTTTATATGCAGTTGCAGAACTCCATGCTCCTGAGAAGTTAAAGCCAACTGTAAATGGCTGCCAATAGGTTGTAGCTGTGCTTGGTGTTTGATTAGTATTTCCTGCTGTTAAGATGGCAATATATGTATAGCCACCATAGGTAACTGTATCGCCAATTACATAGGCAGTTAGGCTGTTCCATGAATTAACATATTCAAATCCGCCAACAAACAATGTAAATTTAGTTGTGTCAAAAGAAGAACCACTAGTATGATAAGTTGTACATTGATATAGATCGGCGCCGTATTTGACAATATCATTTAATTTGTAACGTGTGCTTGATGCCCATGTTCCAACATAATTTAAACCAGCATTGAATGTATCCCACTTGCTTTGATCATTTTCTAAACCTAGAGCAGTTGTGCTAGCAGATACGTGACCAGTGTTACATACATAAGTATAACCACCATAGCTGATAAGGTCGTCAACTTTATATCGAGTATTAGAAGTCCAGCCTCCTGAGATCCAGTTAAATGCATTGGCAAATAAATCCCATTTGCTTTGATCGTTTTCTAAACCTAATTGACTTGTACCTGCAACTGTGCCTAATACAGAAACTGAGTATGTACCAGTTAAAGCAAAAGTAACTTGTGTAGTCGAGCATGAAACAACTGTGAAACTTGTGTTGACATTATTAACAGTACCGCTAGTTTGAGCAGGACTAAACCCTGCTAGTGTAATTGTTGCACCAACTAGGAATGGTTGGACTACTTGCGTAGCATAAGTTAGGGTGGCAGTACCCGCACTTACCGTAAATCCTGTAGCAGTTAATGTTGCTGTTGATGCCGCACTGGTATGCGATGTATTACAAACGTAGACTAGTCCACCGTACTTTACCTGTGTACCTCTTTGATAGTAAGTACCATTAGCCCAGTTTCCACCCCATACAAGACCGTCTGACATAAGTTGCCAGTATCCGCTTGTTAAATCAGTTTGGAATAGTGCTGACGATGTGTTTGCTGTTACGCAAATATAGCTTTTTCCGCCACTTTGTACAACATCATCTACTTGGTATGCAGTAGATGCGGCCCATGCGCCTTGCCATACAAATTTTAGTCTACCTAGTTTATATTCTGCCATTTTTTATCCTCTGATAATATTTATCTTTATAGCTGACCTTGGGTCTGTGCTAGATACCAACTGTGTCCTAACATATAATCTAATGCTAGTGGAGCTCCCACCACTGCGGCATTTGCTCCGGAGAAGTTTATTTTTACTCTCATAACCGCACTAAATCCAACAGTTCCTTGTGGAATCTGACTTGAAATAATGTTTGGACCACCAATCGATAGTGTACCAACTAATAGCTGTGATGTATATGTATTACTACCGCCTTGACTTAGTCGACTTGCTACGTAAGTTTTAATAGCTCTTTGTGTTGGAATTATACCATCACTGTTTGCGGCAAATGTTCCGTCAGTACTAAATTGTTGAATAGTTACTGAACTACCACCGACTGCAATACCACCTAAACTCAATGTGTTCAATCCGCCTAGGCCAAACTGGCTAACGCTTAATGTAACGATTCCGGTTGACTGTTGGACTCCAAACAATGCACCAACTTTAAAGTTACCGTCTTGGTCACTGCTGGTAAAGAACACACGACCGTAATTATTTTCAACAGTTTGATTATTAGTAATTGCCGCATATCCGCTTGCAGGGAAACCTGGATAATTAGAATTTTGGAAATTACCATAACCAATATTTAAAAAGTCATGGTTGGTTAAACGAACCTGACTGTACTTGTTACGAATACTAATAGCAGTTCCGTCTGCTGGACTTTGTGTGCTAGTAATGTTTGGATTAATCTGTAAGTTTGCTTCGATAGTTGGAGCTACCGTACCGAACATTGCACTTGCACTGGTAATTTTATACACTGTTGAAAGACCAGTAATGGTTAAGTTAGCACCTGGACTAGGTAAACTTGTCAAGTTGTTAACAATTAGAGTGTAACCACTTTGATAAGCATTAGCATATCCATTACCAGTAATGGTAATATAAGTTGTAGTTGGACCATATCCAACACCGGGATTAAGAATACTCGGAGCACCAAGCACTCCGTTACCTAGTCGAGGAGTCGGTGTTGACGGGCTTGTAGCATTATTATCGAATATTGATACAGTTGGAGTTGCTGTATAACCTGAACCAGGCTCCCATGCATTAAATCCTGTCATTGATCCAGATGTAACTGTAAACCTTCCCTTAGTTCTTGTACCTGCCAAAATGCCAGACGCTGTAGTTGTTTGTATTCCTGCAAGTGTTGAAAATACTCCAACTCCTGTAGACAAATTAACACCATACTGCATAGCGGTATAAGTTGAACTTGTGATAGCTTTTTGTTTCCAATTAAATCCATCTTCACTAATGTAAGCAAGTCCAGCACCGCCGTTCACTACTACAAAGGTGCCATTACCGTAAGAAATATTAGATCCAGAAACTGTTAAATTAGAACTGTACCAAGTAATGCCGTTGAAGCTATAAGCTGAAACTGCGCTAGTGCTTGAGATCGCAACAAATCGTCCGTTACCATAGGCAACGCCTGACCATGTTGTTGTAGTAGGCAAGTTGCTGGTATTCCAGTTGATGCCATCTGTGCTATAGTTTGCCACGCTAGAGCCCGATGCTACAGCTACAAATGTTCCAAGGCCGTAGGCAAGTCCTGTATAAGTTTGGCTAGATAAACCTGCTCCTGCTGTCCATGTATAGCCATAGTTAGTAGAATATGCTGAATTGGTTGATCCGGAAGATATTGCAACAAACATTCCCATACCATAGGCCACTTGGCTCCATGCTGTAGTTGCTGGCAATAGTCCTGATGGATTGGTTCTCCATCCTTGTCCTGCTGTAGCTGAGAAGTAAGCATTGTTAGATCCGCTAGCAACCGCTACCCAATAGCTGTTTCCGTAGGCAATGCTAGTCCATGAAGCACTAGCTGGTAATGTTAATGATCCCCAAGTTAATCCGTCTGTACTGATTGCTCCGACAGCACCGCCACTCGGTAAAGCTAACCATGTGTTATTACCGTAGGCAATAGATTTGTAACTGAATGTAGCGGCTAAACCTATTGATGTTCCAGCTGTTTGACTAAACGCTGGATCACTAAATGTTGGTCTTGGCTCAATGTAATATTGAGTTGAGCTTCCTAACAAGGCAATTATCGGAGTGCCTGGAACAATATGATCCCAACCTACACTACCTACGTTCATGCTACCTGAGCTGTTAGTTAATGTTACCGCAGTTAATCCGTTTGACACGCTAGTAATTGTGAATGAATTATTACCGCTGTTAATTGCTAGTACATAGTATGTTGTAGCTTGAGTTAAGTTAGAACCTCCAAACACTGATGTAGAAATCGTACCAGTCATCGAACCTGATGCTGTAGTTACTAGGCGTTTAGTACCTGTACTAGTTCCTGTAAATGATCCTGAATTGCTTGATAATGCAAAATCTGCACTGGTAGTTTTAGCAGTTAATACTCCAACACCAGTTGATAAATTGATTGCATTACCATTAGGTGATGCACTGATTGTAAATGATGTTGAGTTGTTGATAGCTAAGATATAGTAGGTAAATTCTACACTTATACCGCCAAATGTTATACCAGTGAACACGATAGGATTGTTAGCAACAAATCCTGTAGTTGACACACAAGTGATCAAATTTGATCCTGCTGTGGTCGCTGTTACAGAAGTAGTTACCAATGATGACGCTACAGTAAATTGTGTTGAATTAGTTATATGGCTGATGTAATAAGTTGTACCTGCTACAATATTACCAAAAGTTGTTCCTGAAAATACGATTGGATAGAACAGAGTTAAACTAGCAGTAGTCGATGATGTTGTTATCAAATTACTTGTTACAGTAGTTGCGGTAACTGTAATAATAGTTAGACTATTTGAAATAGTAAATGTGTTAGCATCGACAATGGTGTTTACATAATAAGTAGTTGCTGGTACAAGGCCGGCGAAAGTAATACCCGAGAATGTAATTGGTTGGTTAACAGTCATGTTAGCTGTTGAACCAGTTCCGTATAGATAGCCAGTTCCAGTAGGATAGACTAATGTAATAGCACTGGCATTAGCTGTTGTTATTAACGGCAATGCTGATCCGTATAGTCCGGTAGCTATTTGGAAATCTGTGCCATTTGCACTAATTGAAGAAACATAGTATGTATAACCTGCTACAAGACCAGCCGCCGGTAAGTTACTTCCGTTAAATGAAATAGGCATGTTCAATTGAAGTATGCTAGTGCTTGTAATAGTTAATACGTTAGTAACTCCACCTGTGACACTAGTTAATGTAGTTGTACCTTGACTAGACTGTGTAATTGTAATGTTATATTGTGTAGGCAAAAATTGAATAGCCTGGTTAACATACATTTGATTAGTATTGAAACTTCCGCCTAGGAATAACGAGTTACTAGAAATACTAGTTACTGTAATTTGATCAAAACTTTCTTGTAATACCTGTGCAATTTTTGTTGTTGGATTGTAAGAACTAATATATCCATACTGGCCAACTCCTAGACCGCTAGTGATAAACACACGTAGACCGTAGTAATTGTTGGCGTTATTAATGTCTGATGCGGCCAATGTGATGTAAGTACTAGATCCGCCTTGTGCTTGGTTACTTGCTGTTAGATAGCCGCCGCCTCCGCTGGTACTGTTAATGTATGTTTGAAACACAGAACCACTGCGAGTTTCGTCGGCAACAACAACAGCACTGTTACCAGATCCAGTAATTTCAAGATTGGCAAAACTAGTAAAAGTTTTGTTTTGTGTCTCTAAGTAGAAAGACATTGGTGTTACTGATGCGGCTTGATCGATTTGTAACTGCGCACCGTAGAAGATCGTGTAGCCTGCATTACCAAATTGTCCTCTTGGATATAATCTAATCTGTAATTGGTTATTCAATCCGCCTTGATCATACACACTCATATAAATTCTATACCAGCCAGTAGCAGGTTGTGGAACAACTCCTAATACAGTTGGTGCGTATGCTCCAGTAGCGCCTGATGTTGCTGTTAGTGTAGACCAAGTAAATGTAATGCCTGTTTTAAATGTATTAGAGCCACTGAATGTAGCATATACATCAAATGTCGGTGCATTACCTTGTTTAGCATATATGCTGAATACATAAGGTTTGCTTGAACTACTAATTGGTGTTCCTGTGCTACTGATATTTGTAATCACGTTACCGCTTAATCCTGTTACTGTGATTAAAAGATCGTTAGTGACATTAACTCCGCCTAGTTGTGATCCAAATATTTTAATTACATTACCTGAAACATAATTACTACCGCCAGAGTTTAAAACTACAGTGTAACCAACTCCGGTAGGAGTCACGTTAAATGTTGCGCCTGCACCAGAACCGCTAATGTTAGTTCCTGTTACTGCAACATAAGTTTGGCTAGCTGGCTGGATAGATAAATTTTGATATAGATAAGCGGAATCAGTTGAAGAAGTGATTCCAGTAAATGTCCATGCTTCACTATAGCCGGTTGGTGCTATTTGATTTTGTTGTAGTGTAACATAGCTGTCGTTGTACCAAGCACTGTTGGTAAACAAATTACTATATTGTAATAAGTTAGTGGTAACTGTGTAATAACCACTACCTGCATTTGAATAAGAAATCTTTTGAAGTGTGTTGTTAGCACCAAATGAACTTTGAACTTGTGCTTGTACTTGTGCAGATCTATTAAACACTACACCGCTAGCTGGCGTTTCTGTTACGTCATAACCTTCAGCGATAACGCCATATGTACCATATGATGAGTTACCGTTGGTAGCACGAATACGTCCACCTGCTTCTGCAAGATAGCCTGTGTAATTATAGTAACTAAACACACTAACTGCTTCTGTTAATGCGCCCGGACCTGTACACCAGATACCTATACCATCACTTAACACTTGAGTAAAGTCATTTGATACTATAGATTTATTTCCACCATTATGTAGTGTTCCGTCTACTTTATAACCTACACATCCAGTACCAAATGTTGTTACGTTTTGCACATAAGGACTACGACGGAAAATCCATACAGTTGTGTCGTTTGGTCCTGCTCCTGGATCTAAACTTACATAAGAACCACCGCTTGGACGTTGAGTATAGAATTGATTTTGCGCAGTCAATGTTCCTAACAAGCCGGTCAATGTCATATTACGTAGTCCAGTTCCATTGCGCATGTAGAACATGTTGCTCAATGCTAATCCACCGTAGAGAGTCATAGTTGAACCTACAGTTGCTGGCAATGTTAGTACCGATCCATTTACTGCGGTTGATACACTAAATGTTGTAGCTGTTATACTTCCTGGAACAACATAATAAGTTTGTCCAATAGTCACACTACCAATTGTCAATGGTACAGTATTGTTTGTTGCTGTGCCCTGTTGGCTGATAATCATACTGCTTGCGCCTACGTTGACGCTGACAACAGTAGTCAATTGAGGAATACCGTTTCCTGTGATAGTCTGTCCTGCTTGTAAACCTGTTGTACTAGTTAAGTTAGTAATGGTTGCACTGCCTTGAACTACGTTACCTGTTATAACAGGACCAAATGCTGTTCCTGCAAACTGAACAGGCATGTTAGATGTAAGGCCGGTAGTTGCATTTGCTGTAAACGTTGTAGTTGTACAACTTGTAATTGTTAATGAAACACTAGTTGCTGGTTGTACAACAACACCACGCAGTTCATCTCCAACCACTGCTACGTTTTCAGGAATACTAATCGGAATTATTTCCTTGTATGTTCCTGTCTTAACAAAAATAGTTGCTGTTAAACCGTTATTGGCTGTAGGAACTAATGATGTACTAGTGTTGGTTAATGCGGTTGTTAGGATACTAAACAAAGTGCCTGCTGAAGTGTATGCACTTGGTACAGGAAGTACTGTGTCTGTACTGTTATAAATGTTGATACGACCATATGCTACACTAGCTGTGCCATTTTGATAGTATAGCACACTTGGGGCACTATAAGGAACAGTAAATGTTACTGTACCTGAATTAGCACCATTACCGATCACACCGTTATTATACACATTAGCCGGAATATATCCGTTACCTGTAGTTTGAATATAGAATCCTCCAGATACTGATCCTAATGGAGAACCTGTTGCAAGAGCAAAGGTATAAGTGTTTCCTCTTACTAGGTTAATTGTTGTATTCCAACCTACAGTTTGAGAGGGGTTGTTTATATTCCACCAATTTGAAACAAGTCCTACATTAATTGTTGCGTTGTTAGCAGGAACAATGGCGCCAGTCTCTGACCATAGTATACCGCTAGTAACTTGAGCGATTGGACTAGCTACATTATTAGCTGTTTGATAGCTAACCGGCGGAGTTTGACTAGCTAATATATACTGTACCAATGACGCTAGATAATTCAACGCGGCGATAAAATATGGCATTTCACTTGCAACTGCTGAGTTGACAAATGATGAACTAGTTGCAAAATATGATAAAGTTGCGGCAACAGTTTGACTATTACCGCCTCTCGCTAAGTCATAGATAACTGCATCAAGCACCAAACGTGCATCACGTGGTGTCTTAGTTGCGTCAAATACTGAGCTTGGACTAAATGGAGCAAGGCTGTTGGCTTTTTGAAACAGCATCCATTGGTACATTTCTTGCACCATAAATTCTTTGTTAGCTGACAACAAGTAAACGGCATTCTGATTGATAAATCCATTTAGTAGTTGATTGCAAGCATAGGCGATGGTCTTCCAAGGTTGGTCAACCGTGACTCCATAGGTTGTACTGTCCGTACCGGTTGGAGCTACATAGTAGACATTAGGTATAGAATTGATATATCTATAACCGGGATAACTGTTAGTTGCTCTTAGTGCAAAAGTGTTTGGTCCTATTGGTAACGCTGTGTTAGTACCGTTAAGATTAGTTGTAATATCGCCTACACTGTTACCTGCGTTGTGTCTTGCATGTAGTAGATAAATTACCCAATATGTGTTGGTAGAATCATTATCAGGACGTAGAGCCTGTGTAGATGAATGATACTGTATACACTTGTATGTTGTATTACCCCAAATTACTAGATCGCCTGGTACATAGGTTGTTGCCAGTGCCCAGAAACTTCTCCAATAGACACCAGGTGCAACCAATGACCAAGTTGTAGAATTCACTCCGGTGAATAAAATTGCACCGCTCGGTGTAGAATCAGGTGCACGGTCAGTAATAACTGTACCGCTAGTATAAGGTGCTGAAGTTGAAACGCTGACTACAACCTGTCCACTAGTGAATCCTGTACCTACTAAAATTTGTCCTGGAACGATTAAATTTATATAAGTTCCTGTAACGTTTACTGTAGTTCCAGAACTGCCCGCCGCAACATAAGTAGCCGCTGTTGGTGTAACTAGGATAGGATCTGTTGATGTGTTGTCAGTAAGTGCTACAAACAAGTTACCGTTTCTACGAACAACACTTCCGATTTGATACAGTATGCCGCTAGTCCAGTTACCTTTAAAGCTGTAGCCTGTAGTGTCAATAGTCCAGTTTGCTGGAGATGTATATGGGTTATTATTAGTGTTGTTTGATGTTAAACTGATATATTCGTAGCCGCCATACTGAACAACATCATTTAGCTGATAAGTCGTTACTGAACTCCATTGTCCAGCATACTCTTCGCCCGGCATCCATAATGTCCACTTGGTAGTATCAAACGCTGTTACAGATGTATGGGCTGTGCTACAGATCCAAAGTTGAGCACCTACCTTAACAATGTCGTTCAAGTGATATACAGTAGTACCAGTCCAGTTACCGGTATAGTAAACACCACTGTCTAATACTGACCAGTTGCTGATATTAGCTTCTAGGCTAACACCACTGATGTGATTAACTGTACATTTATAAACAATACCATTATAAGTTACAACTTGTCCGATGCCATAAGCAGTTAGACTTGTCCATGCTTTGCCCCAGCCGCCTGGTTGGCTATAAATTGCCCAGTTACCGATATCAGTAGCAAAATTTCCGCTGGCTGTGTTTGCTGTTGTACAATAATAAACAGTGCCACCGTATAATACAATATTTCCTAGTGCATAACCTGTACCTGACTGCCATGCGCCTTTCCAAGTTTTACCGTCGACTAATAAAGACCAATATCCACTAGCTAGGTCAGAACTAAATGTGCCAGCGGTGTTTGGTGACAAACAAACATAAACTTTACCATTGTAAGAAACAATAGAATCTCGAGCATAGACTGTTCCAGTAGTCCATGCATTTTGCCACGTATATCGTAGTCTGGCTAATTTAAATTCTGGCATGTTATTCTTTTCCTAAATATTATCTTATAGTTATGCTGGATATGATGAGTACTGTGCATTTACTCTAGCTACAAATTCACCGTTTGAATTTAGATAATAGTAAATGTTTTGTGTGTCCCAACGATATTGATCAAAATATAAATTTGAGTATGGTCGACTATGATCTGCGGCCAATCGACCGTCAAAGAAATCTTGGCCATATTCAAATTCATTAAAATCGTTTTGTGCTAGTCCCGGATTATTAATAGTGTAGGTAGCATTGTCTGTCAAGTTATCAATGCGAGTAAAATATAAAGTACCATCGGGGTCACTACGACGAAGACCGTAGAAAAATCTCTTGCTGTCTCCGTAAATATTTTGATCGCCTAGTCCGCCTACATATTGTGGTCCCATTATATCGCTCCTTAACTAATTTCAACAAAACTTAATACTGCATCAACACTAGCACTTTGATTAATGTTGACAATAACATTAGTACTTGGTCCTAGTATTAGTTTTTCTCCGCCTGTAACTATACGCAAACTTTGATTTGGTGGAATTGGTACAGCACTGATGTAATTTGCTGTAGTTCCTGCTACTGTGTCATTTAATTGTACTGACGCAGTTACAATAAATCCTGTAGTGTTTGTTAAACTAAATCCAATTACTGTAGTTTTTGCTGAAGCATTTGTAGAAAATAACAATCCAGTAAGTGTTACAGTTCCTGAAGATGCTCCAGTCGTAGCATTTGCCACAGTTACAGAACCGGTAGTTGCGGCTGTTACAGGACCAAATGGTCCGTTATATCCGCTAACACTTGAGCCTGATACACTAATATATGATCCCACAGGGAACGGTATTGCTGTCTGCGTAGTAAATGTATAAGTTACAGAACCTGCGCTTGGAGTACTTGGTTGTACTGCTGTAGCTGTAAGTGTTACACTTGGGCCAACTCCAGATTGTAATTGATTTTTAAATACGGTCGTCATGTTTTATCCTAAACTTATAACAATGCCTAGAGCAATATCGCTAGCTTGCGTTTGGCTAATACCGCTTGAAGCTCCAGCAATACTAGTCCAGGTTGTGCCGTTATATACTTCAACATACTGTTGGTCGGTATTGAAACGTATCATACCAGTTTCTGTATAAGCTAGTGCAGGTCGAGCAACACTAGAACCTGACGGAATAACTAGACCATATGTACCTGTTATTTTAACATATCCAGCACCTGTTTCGGAAATTTGTGTTATGCTGTTTGATACTGTATTGGTAATTGTATTTTGATAAAATTTAAAATTACCTAATAGTACACCACCTGTTCCTGGTGTTGAAAAGTTAATGTCGGCGTTAGTACCACTAGCAGTAATAGTGTTGCCGCTTATTGTTAAGCTAGGAGTACCGCTAGTAGTTACGCTACTGGCAGTGAAAGTGGTAATGTTTAAGTTTGTAGCATTAACATTTTGTGCCCAAACATTATTCCATTGCAATGAGCTAGAACCTAGATCGTAAGTTTGTGTTACACTGGGTAAAATATTACTGTTGACTTCGCCAGTAAATGTAATAGTATCTGTAGGCATATCGCCTAGCTGGATATTTCCGTCAGCAGTAATAGTGCCTGTGGCATGTAAGTTACCGTTAATTAGTACATTTGAATTTAAATTAATAGCGCCTGTACCGTTAGCGGTAATATTAATAGCACCGTTGGTATTTGTTGAGCTAAGTGTGTTACCTGCTAACGCTAGATTCCCAACATTAATAGTTCCAGAATATACTGTAGGGTTAGCACCATTAGGTGTTAAGTTGATAGTATTTGAGCTACTGCTGATAGTATTACCGCTAATGGTAAATGTTGCCAGCTGTGCTTGAGTAGTAGTGTATAAGTTAGTTGAACGGGTAGTTCCGTTAACATCAAGGTCGTAAGCAGGTGTTGCTGTATTAATGCCCACGCGGCTGTTAACAACATCTAGGTATAGTAGACTCGTCTCAAAGGACAAATTAACCCCGTTGCGAAGGAGGTTATCCTTTAAGAGCGGACCTGAAATTCGACCAACAGCCATTTTAGCTCCCTTATACACCGAGTTTCACGGATAACCACTCTTTCAGCCGCTTCAACGGCTCTTTGCGGGTTTACCACAGTTTGATATCGTAATGCTTGGTCAAGCACTACAGTATTAGTATTTAGCTGTTTTGATTTTTAGTAGCCAAAGACGATCGAATACAGTGTCGAATAATCATTAACGTCTTGGGTAGTTGCATTAGAGTTGTTGCCGTAAGCTGGAAGCCATACTGTACCATTGTAAATTTCTACATAGTTTAATGTACTATTCCAGCGAGTCATACCTTGTACAGGACTAGCAGGTCGGCCATCTGTAGGGCCCGATGTTGTTCCTACAGGAATAACTAGTCCATTTGTTCCTTTAAATTTAACGTATCCGTTAGCTGAGGAATTAATATCAAAACTACCGCTAGTAGGACTAACAATAGTATTGGCATTAATATATCGCCAATTATTGAATTTAACCTGTCCAGTACCTGTCGGTGTAAAAGTTACGTCTCCTGTACTGTTGCCTATAGAATTTCCTGTTAAAGAAAAATTCCCAATATTAGCAGTTGACGCGGTGATTGGAGCAGTTTGTCCAGTAGAGGCTGTGAAATTGTTAGTATAAACTGTTCTCCATAACAAACTACTACTGCCTAAATTATAAGAAGCAGTTGTGCTTGGTAACAAATTGCTGTTAACTTCTGCGGCAAATGTAATAGTATCAGTGGATTGATCACCAAGTGTAACATTTCCATCAAACGTAATATTACCAGTTGCATGTAGACTAGCGTTTACAGTTACTTGTACCGTTCCACTATTAGACAAGATAATATTGCCTGTGCCATTAGGTGTAAAATTTATACTATCATTAGTAACGGTGTTACGTAGGGTATTACCACTGAAATATAAATTCGCTGTGCTTAGTCCAGGAGTAACAATAGTAGGATTGCTAGTTTGATTAGGTTGTATTGTAATACCACTAGTTAACTGCTGTATAGTGTTGGTACCAATTGTAAAATTACCTATGGTAGTATTTGTAGCGACTAGATTAACAGTCTGTATTGAACTGGTACCAGTTCCGCCATTATTAAGTTGTGTACCGATTGTGAGATCTGAACTTGGCCCTTGAGTGTTAATACCAATGAAATTATTAGTAACATTAAGATACAACAGTCGATTGTCGAACGCAAGATCAGTTCCATTTCTCAGCAAATTATGTGCTAATAAGGCACCGCCAATTCGCCCCATCTGAGACATGATTTACTCCTTACGAGTCAAAGCCTATCAAGGCTATAACTATTTTTCCATAAGGTACTGGACTGGTAAACTGTAGATAGTATCCACTATTAATCAAAATAGGCTGTGTAATAGTAACTGTTGAATTTACCGGAAGAATTGCAGTTACTGTCACTTTACTGATAGTAATACTTGTTAATGCATCTGTAGTTGAATCTGTGGTATAACTTAATACTGCTACAGGAACAGTAAATGTGCCACCGGGTGTTCCTGCTGTTGTTAAAATAGGTGTTCCGCCCGGGGTATTGGATAATTGGAATGTGTTAATAGTGTTTGTAGCAATAATATAGTAGGTTTTTGGATTTGAATACCCGTTAATGCTACCGGCCGCTGGATAGGTTGGTAATGTTCCACTAATTGTAATAGCTTGGCCAACAGCTAGCGTAGTAGAGGCACAGCTAAATTGGCCAGATGTACCTGTAATGGCTACTGTACTTAAAGTTGTTGAGGCTGCAATATCTGTACCAGTTACTACTGCACCTACTAAATTAACTGACGGATAAATTGCTGAGCTAGCAGAAATATTACCACTATTTTGATAAGTTGCATTCACTGTACTAGCATAACTGACACTGCTTGTTGAACTAGAAGTCACAGTGTACGTGCCATTATATGCCACTGGAATTATTCCAGTAACGATAATAGTAGCTCCAACAGCAAATGGCACTGCTGATTGGGTTGAAAATGTAACTGTTGCTGTTGTCCCGTTACCGCTGGCTCCTGTTACATTCAAGCTAGAATTAAAATATAGGGTTGATGAACCGATGGCAGCGGCTACACTGGTTGTAGGAGTATATGTTTCTGCGCCAATCGCTGGATTTTGTGTAATGGTATAGTTCAATCCACTAAGTTGTAGAACGTTTTCTACAACTACTAGAATATTTTGTCCACCCCACGTGGCTCCGCTTTGTACAGTAGTTGGTGGCGCAGGATTCAGTGGTCCAAAATAAACGGTGGTTCCGTCACCTGCCCCTAGATTCTGCTGTGTAACACCGCTTGATTCTTTAAAACGCAAAGCTCGCCATGTGCTAGCCTGATATACCATAACTTGGTTAGTAGTAGTATCGTATCGCATCATTCCAGATACTGGGCTAGCAGGCTGATTGCTAGTTGGACCGTTAGGTAACACTAGACTACCTTGTCCTGTTGGGTTTACATAGACGTTCGCGTTTGCTGTATCTGAATATAATGTTTGATCAAATATTGCACGACGACTAAGAGTTAATTGTTTTAAGAATCTCATTATACTGGTAATGTGCTTATGGTAAATGTTAATGTTGTTGCGGCCGAGCTAAATCCTTGAACTGTGTCGCTTGAACCTAAGACTAATTTTTCTTGATCTAAACTTACAGTTTCGCCCGGTGGTATTGTCAATGCATTTACTATCATAGTAGATGATGTAGCTGAACCACCGCTTGGAACTGCATATAGTGTTAAGTTAGCACTGGTTGAAGGAGTAGTGTTACAAATAATCATAGTAGTAATAGCGTTACCAATTTGAGTTCCGCTAACTGTGCTAGTATACAATGTGCTATTTGAAGTGCCTAATACTACGTTTGATATTGCCATTTTTAATCCTTATAATAAAATACTTAGTAGAACAGCTCTACTACGACTAATTAATTCGTCCGACGTATTTACATTTGAAACAAATAATCCTGTACGGCCTGGACCTGCCGTAGCTTGTGAAAATATTTTAGTCTTACCTGTAGTGCTTGTAGGTGCTACGCTTTGATCATCTAAGTTTAATATTGCGTTAACTTCAACGTTATTTGAGCTACCTGTTAATATTAAATTATTGCTAGTAGTATTTGAGATTGTGTCGCCACTGATATTAACATCATTAACTGTGAGACCGGCAGCACTGATACTAGCTTTTAAAACCTGATTGATACTAAACTGAATATTAGTTGCATAGGCTTCAACTAGAGCTGGGGTATTAGATGATGTATACCCGCCGGTGTTGTAGTATAGTCGATCAACAACTGCTATGCCGTTAGTGGCTGCTACATAATTATATAGATATTTTCTATTAAGAACATGGTTATCTAATGTAACGTAATTTGCATAGTTTGGACTGTTAGCAATTAATATTGCATGATTTCCGCCTTGCATGTCTATCACAAAATCACTAGCACCATCGTTACCGATAGTTTCGACTTGTAGGCCATTTAGTGTACCGTCAGCAGTTTTGGCTACAAATGTACCACTTAAATTACTGCTGGTTACTGAACTATAATGTGTTACTTGTTCATTAAAAACTAGTTGGGCCGGACTATAATTACCTCGCTCAACTTCAATACCTGATTGATAACCTAAAACGCTACTAATTCCATTACCGGTCTGTCCATAGTTCAATTGAATTATGTTGTCGGCGATAGTGGAATTGGTAGATTCTACCGTTGTCGTATTGCCTTTAACATCAAGATTGCCAGTAATTACCACTGTACCAGCAGTAGTTCCTGTATCCAAGGTTATAGTACCTCCAGACTGTGTCTGAATTCTATAATTTGCTTGACTTACTTTTAAAATTCTTGACATAAAGATCCTTCAAGGGGGCTTGCGCCCCCTATCAAGTTAAAGATTAACCGTTGTCAATTACAACTGAAACGTTAGCTACTGCTGTAGTAACAAAACCTGTTGTAGTTGGCAAGTTCCACTGTGCTACTGTTGTACCAGCTGATCCAGCTACTGTAAACTGTGTACCTGGGTTTGCACCGCCTGGCACTAGAGTAACTTTACGTCCAGTTAATTTAGCAACATAGTATGTTCCGCCTGCGGAATCAGTTGCGTTAATCCACATTTGACCAGCGGCCAAAGGAGTTGTTGTAACTAGTGTACAAACTCCAATACCGTCACTACCAGCTTCAACTTTGAATCGACGACCAGCTTTTTGGCTGATAATGTCTGCAAGTTCCCAAGCGCGAGAACCGTTGGCTAGATAAGCTGTTGCTTGAATAGCTGAATAACGACCAGAACCTGCTGTTGGATAACCAGTGGTAACCGCTGTAGTCAATGTAGCTGTTGCGGCTGCACTGCCTGAACTGAATGTTGCGATCAAGTTGCTTGTTACTGTAGTTGCTACTGATTGGCTTGTAGTTGTTGTTTGAACAACTGAGTTACCACCTGCACCGGTACTCAATGATATTGTATTAGTGTTTGGATTAGGTGTACCGATTACATAGTAGGCTGTTGAACCAGTTAAACCACCAACTGTTGAAGCTGGAGTAACAATCATACCAGCAACAATTTCATCAACTGTTGACAATGTTGTTGTGTACAATACTAATGATAGACCGGTAATTGCACCAGCTGTTGTTCCTGGTACAGGACCGTTAGCTTGAGTAATAGTAATTGTGCTTGCACCGTCAGTGGCAGTAACAATATATGTGTTACCTGATGAGTAACCAGTAATTGCACCTGCGCCGCCTGCTGTACCAGTAAATGTAACTGCTTGTCCAACATAGAATGTACCGGCTGCTTGAGCTGGAGTCATTGTAAGAACGTTTAAAGCATTGGCACTTAAACCACTTGCTGTGTATGTTGAAATTGTTGTTACTGATGTAGCAGTAATGGTTGGGGTCAATGACAAGTTTAAGTAACCGTCACCAGCATTAACTACTGAACCGTTTTGTACGCCGAATAATGAACTACCACCAGTTGATGTTAATGTTTGTCCAGTACCTGAACTTGTTGATTGAGTTAATGCTAATGGTGTAGCAATCATACTAGCAATGTTAGCGGCTGTAATACCTGTACCACCGCTTACTAATGCCAAGCTAACAATTGAGTTGTATGCGGCACCAACTACTGCGTTAGTACCAGTGATTGAACCAGTTGTTGTTGTAATAAACACACCAGCAATAGCGTTGGCGTATGAGCTGGACAATGTAATTGCTGTTGAACTTGCAACTGCTCCAACATAGTATGTACCAGCACTGATACCTTGACCGCCTGTACCTGTAATAACAACGTCTTGACCAACTACAAATGTACCACTTGCGATAGTGATTGCACCGTTGTTGTTTGTTGTTGCACTAATAGCTAACGAACCGCTAGCTGATGTTAGTGTTGGTGTAAATGTAATTGTTGTTGAACCAATTGCGGCTACAACTGAACCAGCACCAGTTGTATAGGCTTTAGTTGCTGAGCCAGTTAGTGTACTACCACTCAAATATTTGAATAGTGGAGCACCAGTAGCTGTAACAGCGCCTTCTGTGCTTAAAGCCGGTGTTGGATATGTTAATGTTAATGCTTGAGCGGCTGTACCAGTGTATGAACCAGCTGTACCAACTGTTAAACCAGTTACTGACTGACCACCTAAATCTGCATCGCCTGCTGTGTTTGCGGCGCCAAAGTTACCATCGGCACCTGGGTTTCTATAACCAAGATATTTTTTACTTAATGGACGTCCCATTTTGTTTCTCCTTAATTTGACGTTCTAGGTCGATACGCGGTGGGTTTCCGCATAAACTTGCCTGATGCAAGCTGACAATGTATTTAGCTGTAAGTGATGCGCATGGCTATGTTATCAATATATGCAAGGTCAGTATGCGGAATTACCACATTACTTCGTAATGCTATAACAACACCAAATGTAGGATCTATTGTGTTTAATAATGTAGCCCCACTATTCCATAAATTAGAAGAACTGCCATAAATTTTATAATTGCTAGTATCCGGTTCTGCTATATTATCACCGATTCTATTACCACCTAATACTAATTGCACAATGTAATCTTGTATTCGAGCGCCACGGATAGCATTAATTTGTACTTCAATACCAGTTAGTGTTGACCCGTTAGGTGCAAAAGGAAAATTAGTAAACCATAATTGATTAGTCATTGAAGCAAAACGTTCTTGCCACAAGCCCGATATAGTATGCAACGGTTTTGCTGTAACTGCATAGGCACTTGCGTCACGTCCTATAGTTGCTAAAGGATAAGTCCAGGCTATGCCGTTGTCTACACTGACTTGTGTTACAGTACCTGGAGTAATAAAAGATGTTGTAGTCATCATATATTTACCGAAAAAAAAGCACTCCAAAGAGTGCTTTTTAATTTTACTAAAGTAAAAGTTACAAGATTATTGGAACTTAACGTTAGCTGATGTGATTGCAACACGACCTAGATAGTCAGCGGCGTTACCTAGAGATGATGCTGTGTTTGACAACTCAACATATCCGTAACGTGTCATAAAGCTAACTACTGGTTCGAATGTGCTTGGATCCAATACAACACCGCTTGACATCAATGGGATGTATGGGCAGTAGAATGCAGGAGCATCACTTTCGCTTGCGCCTTTGTAACCGATAAGAATATCAGTTGTATCAGCGGCATAGCTGTTTACATAAACTTTCATTGCATTGTTCAATGTACCAACAAACTTGGTGTTTGTAGGTGCTTCGAATGTGCCTTCAGTTGTACGTGCAAATGCTGATGTTGTAGCACTTTGTAGGATGGTCAATGCAAATGGGCTTACCACTGCATAGTTACCAGCACCACGACGTGTACGTTGAGCGATCAAGTTGCTTACGCGATTGATCATAACTGCCAAGGCAGCATGCTCATCACCAACGAATGTAGCTGTACCACTTACAGACGCTTGGTCATAAGTGTATGTAGCTGTACCAGCTAGTGTGATTAGAGATTGGATAATCTCTTGATCGATTTCAGCAGTGATTTCTTGAGCCAAAGCAGCCATGATCTCAGCTTCAACGTCGATACCTTGTTGAGCTTGAGCGTCTTGAGCGGCTTCAAATGTCCAGCGAGCTGATAACTTACGTGTCTTAGCTTCAACTGTTTGCTTCAAGATTTGAATGCTTAAACGGTTACCAGCTTGACCTTCTAAAGTAGCTGTTGAAGCTGCCTTAGCTGATGCATCACCAGCTTGGTTACCAGAGTAAGACTGAGCAATCTTGAATGGGCTTAATGCCTCTTCACCTGCTGTTACACCAGCGCCAGTTGAAGTATCAGCATAACGCACACGTAATGTGTGGATCTGACCAACTGGACCAGTCATTGGTTGTACGCCAAGTAATTCGTTAGCAATAACGGTTGGCATAACGCGACGGATTACTGGAAGAATCACGCGATTTAATGTTGCGACGTTGCCGGCAGAAGTGGCACCAGCTGTAGCAGTCTCTGCCAAATACTTGCGAGTATTTTCTAGAGTCACGCCCATAACTGATTTTTTAGTGCCTTGTAGGCCTTCTAAAAGTGCTTCTTTTGTTTCCGACCAACGGCTTGTTAGTAGTTCTGACATTTAAATTCTCCTTAAATTTTTAGTCCTGCGAGCTTGCGAATATCAACGATGTTGCTATCGCTCTCACTGCTACGTGTGCTGTTGGAAATCTTATTTCCTGTTATTTCTTTAGCCTCTACAAGTGCCTGTTTCTTCTGCGGAGCCTTGCCATTAATTACTGATGGCAAGTACTTCTCGAATGATTCGTTAAGTTTTTCTGTTTTCACAGTTGTCATTAACTCACTCATGATAGCACGTTGCTCACTGTTAAGTGGGCTTAGTAACTCGCTCATGATTGATTTTCTTTCTTGACTCTCTTTAAGAGCACGGATCTCAGCTTCTTTACTTTCTAAGATTTTTTCAGCTTTTACAACAGCCTGAGCGGCTTCTTGCATTGCATGATCTTTCAAGTCTATGACTTTGAGTAATTTTGCTGTTTCCGATTTTTCATTTAGGTAACTGCTTTGATATTCTGCGGCAAAAGCCTCGAATAGCTTGCGACCAAAGTCTTGACGACGAGCTGCCTCAATGTCTTCTTTCAGTGATGTAATTTCAGAACTTAGGTTCTCTGTTACAACTGATTCAACCATCTTAGCGGCACGTTCAACAAACTGTTGTTTTACCTTCTTGATTTCTTGACGACCTTCGCGAACTAAGCGAACCTTAGTTTCAGCGAGATCACGTTTATCTTGCATAAACTCTGTAATTTCTTGAGCTAGAGCTTCAACTACGAATTGTTCCAATTTACCAAACTTAGTTGCCATTACTACTTGATCTTCGTGTAATTCTTTCACTTCAGAAGCTAGTTGACGAGTAACGAATTCTTTCATTACTTGTGAAACTTGTTGCTTTTGTTGTGCTAGCTTAACTTTCATTTCAGCTAGTTGATTACGATCATCAGCAAACTCAACAATCTCAGCGGCTAATTGCTCAGAGATCATGCGATCTACTGCTTCAATCATTGTGTTCTTGTCGTGTTCGTATTTTTGTGCGAATTCTTCGCGTAGTTGTTGAGTAGCAGTTTCCTTAGCTTCGTTGATACGAGCTTCGAATGCCTGTTCAATTGACTCTTTGATCTCTTCTGAAATCACATTGTTTTCAAATAACGATTTTAGTGCGTCCAACATGTGATTCTCCTTATTATTGGAGTTTGTTTATTATTGCTAATAAACTCTCTTTGAGATATTTCTGTGCCTTAGGATCACCTTTTACCTCTTGCGCTATACGCAAGGCACTTAATCCGCCCTTACTATTCATAAGGTGTTCATAAATTGGTGTAGGATATGCTCCTGGAGCACTGGGTTGAGCTACCATATCTACTGTGATAATCTCAAAATCTGATACTTCACCGGATCCGTCATCTCTGACGTTTCCGGATCCGCGACTACTTACGCCTAATTTAACTCCGCTTTCTAGCATCGTTTTAATTAGTTGTCCCATAGGGGTAGGAAGTATTTTCAACTTCCCATAACCATTTGGACCGTCCATCCACATATTAACTATCATGTGACTTACACGATCCAAATTAATTTTTAGATCATCTGGATGATCTACTTCTCCGAGAACTGAATAGCCGTTTTGAATCTGATCGTTAAGGGTTTTGACAGCCTTGCCAATCTCTTGCACCGGATAAACACGCTGATTAGCGTTTCTTATACCGCCCTGGATACAAATCCCGGACATGTATAAGTTTTTTCCTTCTTTGTCATCAGACTCAACGACCATTTTTGCTTCGTTGAAACTGAGATTCTCTCGGAGG